ATACTAACTGGAGTTACTCGTTTGATGCAACTGCTAAACCATTGCCTGATGTACTAGATAATATTAAAATGATGCTTGATGCAATGGGATACTATACTAAAGATATGGAACTGATGTTAGTTAGTACTGATCCTAATATTATCGATTAAACAATAAGCCAAAAACCAATAAGCTAATCAACTAAAACTGACTGAGTAATGTAAAGACTAACTGATGTATAATAAAAAACTAATCGATTACTCTAGCTTTGTAAATATATACTAGTCTCTCTATAGGTTAATAGTATAGTATAGTAATTACCTACTCATTAATAGATCTAATCGATTAGTCAATACATTAGTAAAAGTAATGGGATTTAAATCCTATTTAATTTAATCGACGCGATAAGGAAGAGCTCTGTGATGGGCTCTTTTTTTTCGTTATATCGGTGGCTCTGGCTGGCTCTGTCTGGTGCCAATGGCTTATCGGTGGTTGTTAATGTAAAAACTATTTTTCAGCTATAGCAAGATTTATTCTCCAGTGATATCAATGACTTATCGGACACGACCGAAATTCTTCAATGATATCAAGGGAAGATTTCGCTTGACTTTATAACAAATTCCCGCTATACTGATAATATGATGATGAATAAGGAAACGAAAATGACCATGTTGACTATGTCCCAAGCGTTGGCTCTGCTCGCCAAAGCCGACTTCAAACCATTCACCCAAAACGATTGGTATGCGTTCTCTGGTTGTGATTCCGCCGACCCCATGATTTACTATGATGAGGTCGCAGGATTGACTATTATCCATGATGGTGAAGCAATTGACTTTATCGATGATGATGGTGAATCTAGAGGTCAACTTAATTTAACAACTAACTAAGGATTATACAATGTCTACAAGATCAATGGTCGCCTTCGATAATACATCAGAAGTATTAGCTATGCGAGTGCACTTCGATGGATATCTTACAGGTGTCGGACATACTTTGCTCCATCACTATACTACTATCGATAAAGTAGAAGATCTGATTGAGTGCGGATATATATCTTCTTTGGAAACAGAGATACAGTATATTCCACACAACCCAAGTGAACGTCCAGTAGTTCATAATAACGTGGAAGAACTGATTGCAGAGTTCAAAGATTCTGATGCTGAGTATCTATATCTATTCAATGGATATAGTTGGGAATACATGACTAGGGATATGACTCGATTTTTGTCACTTTTTCCCTCTGATGTGGATCGGTATAAAAAATAATTTCAGCTATAGCAATTTTTATTACCTAATCATTTCAAACACTTAATTGGTTGAAGCGAAATTCCTCAACGATTTCAATCGTCTTTTTTGCTTGACTTTTTGAAAATTCTAGGTTAATATGATAATATGATGTTTGATAAGGAAACAAAAATGTTTAAGACTCTAATCGCCGCTACTCTCGCTCTCTCGGTAACCGTCTCTGCCGCCCACGCCGAGGGTGGTGAACGCTATCACCATCGCCAGTTTAATGGCGGTCAGAGCGATAATGGAGGTGCGCTGATCGGTGGTTTAATCGGCGGCATGATTCTCGGCGGTATGCTTAATCAGCAACGCCAGTATCCACAGCGCCAGTATATGCCAGCGCCAATGTATAACGACCCGATGTATGATGAAGATCAATACGTTACGCGATGCCGCTGGGTGCTCATTCAGGACGTCTATGGTCGTGAATATTCCCGCAAAGTCTGCCGGAACGAATTTGGTCAATGATTTCAATCGTCTTTTTTCCTTGACTTTATAACAAAAGTCAGGTATGATGATAATATGATATTTGATAAGGAAACAAAAATGTTAGATACGGTTACTCGCCTCGGTCACGGTCTTGATGTCGTGTTCTTTGTATATGCTCCCTGGATCGAGGTGGGCTTCGGCGTACTCGCTATGTGCGCCATATTGGAATTTGTAATGGAGAAGAAATAATGCGTGGTATGGATCTTATTATAACAGATGCGATGGGCATCTATATCCCGAAGATCTTCGCTGATGGATACGAGTGGGAGGGCATCTCAGAAGAGGATCGTACGATTCTTAGGAGTGGTCCCGATCATGAGCACTATTGGGAAGCTTGGGATGATGTGATCTCGACTGCTCGTTACACAGATCAGCACGGTCATGTGTGGCAGTTATATCAGGATGGCGATCTGTTCGCTGCCTGTTGGGAATTAATTGATGAAGCTCGTGAGGAGAAGTTCTATGATTAATACAATTACACTACCTGCTGGTAAATATCTTATCGGTGATCTCTGCTATCGCGATAATCAGCTCTGGGACGAGATGATTGACAATATCGATGGCAAGGTTCATAAACTGTCTGATGGACGTCAGTATGTCATCTTGGACACTGCCTATGGCGATGGTACGTATTACGATCTCGACCACAATTCATATTGGGTCGACTCTGGTACTATCGGTATCATGAAGTGGGATGGTCCAGATATGCAAGAAGCAATGGGTCGCACGTTTGATTTTAATTCAGATTTCGCTGTCTTCGAAGATGGTGGCGATCTTCACTTCGGTGCAATAGTAATCGAAACGAAAGCTCAGGATGAGGAAACGGATATGGACGATGGCTATGACCATGGTCCGACCGAGTATCAGGAGTGGCACGATTACGACGCCGACTGCTAACCCATTGATGAAACTTTGTTCTTCAATCATTTCAAGGACTTAGGAAATTCCTCAACGATTTCAACGGAAGATTCTCCTTGACTTTATAACAAATGTGGGCTATACTGATAATATGATGATGAATAAGGAACTACGAATGACCGATTTGAAACTTGATGCCGCCATCGGCAACATCTTGAATGCCGATCCTGTGCTCTATACCAGCTTTCGGCTTGGTACATTAAAACAGGCTAGGGACGAGCTCTTGGAGAGTGCCTATATGCATTCGGAGCTCGCTCGCATCGACGACGAGATTAAATTTCTCGAGCACTTAATTACTCTACTGAAGAAAGATAACTGAATGACAAATTTAGAATACGATGCTGTCCTCGCCACTATCGAGGAAATGCAGTACGTACTCGAGCGGAAGGTAGAATGGTCGCTGACCGACGATGCCTTGGCCTACGAGAAGGTAAAAGAAAAAGTCGGAGCTGCACAGGTAGCTTTGAACGATCTATATGTTTATGTTATGTCCGTACAATGGGAAAATGCAAATGACTGATATTCACTCCACCCTTAAATTCGTTTCGCTCGATGCTACTCATGATGATATTAGTCGTGTTATCGCAGCCATTAAGTATCGGCGTGCAGAGCTAGCTCGCAAAGCCAAGCGTGCTCTTGATGTCGGTCAGAACGTGAAGTTCTCCTCGCGAGGTGTTACCTATCAGGGTGTCATCAAGTCCATGAAGGTAAAGAAAGCTGTCGTGGAATGTAACGTCTCAGGTGTTGCATATGACTCCAAGATGCGTCGAGTTCCCAACACAATCTCCTACAACGTCCCACTCGATATGTTGGAAGCTGCATAAGATTGTGCTTGACTTACAACAGCATCTACGTTATAATCATATTGTGAACAGGAAAAGGAATACGGAAATGGTTACACAAGTTTGGGGCTCGAAGAAAGCACACATCCTTTCTATCATGAAAGCCAATGAAGGTAAGCCCGATATTGAAGTCTGCCAGCTGATTGCTGAAGGATTAGGATACACACTTGCTCGTGCGAAGCGTTCGTTCAAGCACTATGGAATGCCAGAACATGCCAAGGATCGTGGTGTGAAGGTAGCCAAGACAAAAGAAGTCAAAGGCAAGACACAGATCGAGAAGCTATTGGCTGGCACCGAGAAGCTGACAAAGCGTGGTAACGATGCCATCAAGGAAAAGAATCTCAACCTAATGAAATTCGTTGGTGGTAATCTAGGTAAGCCGAAGCATGATGCATCTACTGCAGACATGAAGCGTCTTAAAGAAATGGCAGACTTCGAGGCTGCACTGGAAGCTGAGGACGCACGGTCGTTTGTGCCGAAGTTCCTCCACAAAGAGTTGGGGCTCGTCTAATGGAGCTCCTTCCACTCGTGTCAGCCTATTGTCGGGCGAAGAATCTGGACTACAGGCTGTATCTGTCTGGACTATTCCACAATGTGACCGAGAAGAATATTCCGGTCAATTTCATCGCGAATCTAACTCGACATCACAGAATTCTGCTAGAAAAAACTCAATGATTTCAATCGTCTTTTTTCCTTGACTTTATAACAAATGTGGGCTATACTGATAATATGATGATTAACGAAAAAGGAAACGATATGATTAGGATTGACAACTACGATTTCGAACGCACTGCCAAAGCAGTATATGCCATGAACCCATCCGTGCATGACATGTTCGATGATTGGCAAGGTCTCCGTTATTGGATGGAGTCACTGGCATATAAAATGGATTCAGATATCAGCCTCTCGACTGGTGGGTTTCATCTGACAGCATTCCCTACTGCCGAAGGTCGTATGGTTCGTGCTAGTGTTTCAGCCTATACAGCATTGAGGTATGTTGAGTCGGTACAGGCTATGGATTTGAAGGAGGTTGCATAATGTTTAATCAGGTAAATATCGATGATTTGTTGGAAGCATTGGACGATCGGGATGATATTGTTAGCATTGCAGCTATGGTGGCAATTAAGGAAATGGCTTCCATGTTGAAGGAGATCGTTTCACAGTGCGATCAGGGTGGTGAAAATGGTAAGGTATTTTCACGTGATTCGTGCATTGAGCGTGCTCGTACATTGCCAGTTGTACATAAAAAAACAATTTGACTTAATGTCAAAACAGACGTAATATAATAATATGATGATTTGCCAAACAGGAGAAAATGATGGCTCACAATATTGAAATGCTTAATGGTGTCGCACAGATGGCTTATGCAGGGGATGTTCCTTGGCATGGTCTCGGTACTCGAGTTCCTAATGATTTGACTCCAGCCCAGATGTTGGAAACTGCAGGACTTGATTGGACGGTCGATAAGATCCCAGCATTCGCCACAGTAGCTGGTGAACAGGTCGCTATTGGCCAGAGTGCATTGGTGCGTTCTCGCGATAATGCGATCTTGGATGTCGTGTCCGATGATTGGAACCCTGTACAGAATCAGGAAGCATTCGAGTTCTTTAACGACTTCGTAGCAGCTGGTGATATGGAAATGCATACCGCTGGTTCGCTGCAGGACGGTAAGATCGTCTGGGGATTGGCCAAGGTGAAGGAATCATTCGAGCTCTTCAAGGGCGACAAGGTTGATGCCTACTTGCTGTTCTCGAACTTCCATAAGTATGGTTATTCCACAGACGTTCGGTTCACTCCGATTCGTACCGTGTGCAATAACACGTTGACATTGGCTCTTAGTTCCAAGGTAGATCGTATGGCGAAGATCTCTCACCGTAAGGTCTTCAATGGTGATAACGTCAAGGAGATGTTGGGTGTTGCGAAGGACAAGCTGGCAACCTATAAGGAAATGGCACAGTTCCTCGGTTCGAAGCGTTACAATGATGAAAACATTGTTGACTACTTCTGCCGTGTATTCCCTGTAACGGGTTCAAATGAGAACAAGAAAAAGACTGTGTCTAAAAATGCAGGTCTTGCAATGGAGGCTCTTTATGCACAGCCTGGAACTGAGTACGCTCCTGGAACGTGGTGGCAAGCATTTAACTCGGTCACTTATGTAACGGATCATCTCATGGGTCGTAATGCTGATAATCGGCTTTCCTCTGCATGGTATGGTTTCCATAAGAGTCTAAAGACGAAGGCATTGGAAACTGCTATTGAAATGGCGGAGGCTGCATGATGAACACGGGAATTGAGAAGCGTCTGAGCGATCTCGAGACCAAATACAAGTGGCTCGAGAGCGTAGTCGCAAAGGTGCACGTACCAGAACAACAGCGTCTGTGGAGCGCCGACGAACCGATCCCTCGCGAAGTTGAGTATATTGATGTCATGTACACTGATGGTCGGATCGACGAGAACTTCTATATCGGCACTATGCCTTTAATGGGCAGAGATATTCTTGCATGGCGAAAGACTGCGTGATGGATACTAATATGAGAATGCTCATCAGGTATTATTATAGAGACAATGATGTCTGGGCACTATGGGAAAACATGGATGGTTCTCGGTGGCGTGAGCATATCGTTGTAGATGGGGTGGTGCAGTGGTGATGGATGATTTTATGAGTCCATTTAAAATTATGTTTGGTGCAGTTATTGGCTTGGGCTTGGGTGTCATATGCGTAATTTTGATAGCCAAGATCGTTTTCTGTTTTTGAGGAGTGAGTGATGGATATTGTTGAACGGTTGCGGAAATTGGATTTCATATATTATCCAAATGATGCCGCTGACATTTCAGAAGAAGCCGCCGACGAGATTGAACGATTGCGCAAAGACTGTGACCGTATGGCATCATTAGCCATAGACAACGCCAAAGATACTGAACGAGCAATGCGGTATCGTAATGCGTTGAATGAAATTAACGAGCGTGCTTCGGGTGACGATAGTTGGTTAAGCAAAAGCATTGACATTAAAATTATGGCTCTTAATGCATTGGATGGTTTTTAATGATTTTACAACAAGTTCCTCGTATTGAAATGATACTGTATATGGAAGAAGTCCTAGAAGAGCTATGGGAATTATCTCTACAGCTTGGTGATTTATCCATACAAACTAAGATCCGCGAACTATCAAAAGAATTAGATACATTAAAGGATGCTGCTTGCGATGAATGAAATGATCAAGCCACTTGATTTTACGAAATTAATTAAAACAAAAACTGATTGGCAACCACTAGTTGATGCTGTGGGTCGTGCCAATAAACGGTACACTGATCTGGTAGAACAATATGGTGCTCATGGTGTCTATCAAATTATACATAAAAATAACTTGACTAATAATCTAATAGACGCTAATATAGGTTATATTGGTAAGAGCACTAATATCTTTGATCGTGTTTATGGAATCAAAATCGGTAAACATAATTGTTGTAATTACATGAGGCATAACAATTACGGTCGTGAGGATGTTTGTGTACGTTATCTGTTTACTGAGATTGGTAGTGAAGGCACTCTAGAAGATGCTATTCATGCCGAGATGACTAAACAGTTTGGCTATCGTTTCGCATGGCGAGAAGCTTCGGCTGGTAATGATGGGGCTATGCTCCGTATATACGAGGCTATTGATAAGATCGAGAATTTAGAAGATTTAAAGAATCTTTCTAAACATATCGATGATAAAGCTATACTACTTTTTATGGATACCTGGAAAGGGTAAAGAATGGCACAGCGACCAAAGTTGATTAAGCGTAGCAAACCAAAGCCTGTTCGTAAAACTCGTAGCGAACAGTACCTTGTGAATGTGAAGTATCTTGGTGATGAACCTATGGCTACGCAGATCGGAAAGTCCACGATCCGATCGATCAACTGGTACAATGCCATGTGCAGCAAGGAGGAGGCTCGCGAGTATATGGCTTCTTACCTTGCTGCACACAATCGTTTAGAGGACTTGCAGAGGCTCAAGAAGGTTTCGGATACATGGCTACCGCTCACCGCTTGCTGGCTTTCTAGGATGTCCTCTATCGCTCCTCTAGCCGCTCAGTCCTTCGGCTGGGACTCTCAGATAAACGAGTTTTTGACAGAATCATTTACTCATGTGGAGGTAGAGAAAAAATCGGCTGTCGCCGAGAAGCCATCGATTCAAGACCGTATCAAAGAAAAAGGATATGATATTATCGGTGATATCGAAGAGATGCTGGATAAGGATGAAGAGTTTTCTTTATATGATTGGTTAAAGAAAAAAGAGATTCCTGCTATGTACGCTGCTAAGATCCTAGAATATTATACTCCTGTTCTGATGGAGTTGGTTCATGCTTTTGAAGGTAAAGACGAGCAGCTTCTAGAAGGTTATAAGCACTACGGTAAGAAAGGTCTTAAGAGCCGTATAGAGCTCCTTGGTAAGATGCTAGAGGATGCTCATCGTTATAATGGCAACACTAAGAAAGCACGAGCTCCACGTAAGACCAAAGCACCTTCTGTAGAAAAGATCTTGAAGAATTTCAAATATCAGAAAGAAAGCAATGAACACAAACTTACCTCCATCAATCCAGAATCAATCCTCGGAGCCCAAACAGTCTGGACTTTTAACACCAAATACAATCTTCTCAGCGTTTTTGTTGCTGATGGTAGGAATGGTATTAACGTCCGTGGTACTAGTTTGGTGTCTTATAATAGCGATAATTCTAAATCCATAAAGATTGGTCGTAAAACATCTGAGAAATTACAGGCTGTGTTGACTGGTGGTAAAATCGTTCTACGTAAGATGATTGAAGAGATGACTGGTGAAGCTAATGGTCGTATAAATGAAAACACTATTATTCTAAAGGTGATTAAATGACTAGGAAAAGCTCAGACATTATCGAAGATCTCGTTAACTCCCTAGAGAAACTTATCGACACTCTAGATGATGAGTGGCACCATAATGATGAAGGTGAGTGGAGACAGGCGGATAATATCCGTGCTAATATTTTACCACTAGCCAAAGAAAAATTTAAGATGCATTTAGATGAATATATCGATCGTCGTATTGAAACATTTACAAAGGTGAAAGATGCAAACTGAAAAAGAAACAATCGATTCTTGGTTAGAATATCTTCCTATTAATGAGAGAAGACTGCATCTTGCTAATAGACGTATCAGTCAACTGGAAACAGGTCCAGGTGGGATTATGGAGATGAAGCAGACGATAGCTGATAAAGAACGTGAAATACTTGTGCTCGAAACTCGAAACAAATTTGCTGGTTTATACGCTGAAAATATTGAAAAAGAAAATGATCGGTTGCAAAAATTTGAAATCTTTACTACAATGATAGCAAATGAGCAATTGGAGCTCAGTTACGAAAAGATTGAGATCCAACGCAACTGGTGGAAAAATTTGGCTATTGAGTTGGTAAAAGAATTGGAGAATGATGATGAACAAGCGTAAGTTAGTTACTGATAGAAATAGTTTGACTGTCGATACTAAATGTTCTTTTCTTACTGAGGAAAAAATCAAAAATATCGAAAAACATTACAAGGCTACCTATGTACTAGAAACTTGTGCTAAGGATCGTAATGGTGGTTGGGCTAACTTTCCAGCAGCTATCTTCTATACGGAAACTGCACATCCAGAAGGTTCAAACTATTTCGCTCTTTATATTGATGACACCAATCAGTTTATGATCGCTAATGGTTTATCGGCTGTTGATGGCGTAGCGTTCAAAGGTTTAGAGACTGAAGGTACTGTTACCTATTCTCGTTATCGTCATGATTATCGCGATGCTGGTAATGGTGCTTTCGTTGATGGTGGCAGAGATTATTTTCGATATGGTGGCGATCAGTTTGACGATTACAATATTGTAGAATTCATAGTTAACAAAGATAAACTGGAGTTTAAAAATGCTAATTGATATTGATGTTGAAACGATTGATAAAATTTTTCAGCAAACCTTACTTCAGGATTATCGTGGATTGTTGCAACAAAAACAACAGCTTACTGAAAAACTAAACAAAGAACCACTAGCCCAATATGAACTCGAAGATCTAAATGATACTGATCATTGGATTAAAGGTATAGAGATCATGATGGAATATTACATTGGTCATAACTGGAAAGAAAAGACTTGACTAATGATCTAATATACGGTATAAATAGAATATGCTGATGTTGATGACATCATGTGGAATAGACACTGAGGACGTGGGGGCAGTACCCACCGCCTCCACCACGGATACACTGGATAAGACCGCTGAGTCGTTCTTAACTGCTAGAGCCAATTAATTTGGGGCGTCGTAAGGACGGTGTATCTTTGATGGGGGCGAAATAGGATCGACTGGTGTAATAAAGACAAGATCGAGACAATAGCATAAATAAATTATCTGCAAACGATAATTCACTTCTTGAGATGCGCCTAGCGGCTTAATCTCTTGGGTATGGGTTCCACCTCGAAACAGAACGGGCTCACTTCAATTCAAATTGGTCACCTAGCTCAACTGGAAGAGCAAGAGATTTCTACTCTCTAGGTTAGGGGTTCGAGTCCCTTGGTGATCGCCAATTTTCGGACTGATAGCCAAGCGGTAAGGCTCACTGCTCATAACAGTGCGATCGTAGGTTCGAATCCTACTCGGTCCACCAAATACACGGATTGGTTGCAGGTTCGAGTCCTGCTCGGTCCACCATTTCCTCAAACATAGGATATATTATGAAATTCGTTTTTGATTCTAATACGTTTAATTCTGAAATTGAAAAGATACATAATAACGATGTAGATTATATTGATGCTATTACGACATGGTGTGAAAAAAATAATCTCGATATTGAAGTTATTGCTAACATCATTAAAAAAGATCCTGTAATTAAATCTAAGCTACAAGCTGATGCAGAGAATTTAAATTATTTAAAGGGTGGCGCGAAGCTACCATTTTGAGGAGTCTGATATGCCATATGTAAATACAGATGTTTGGGTGGATGATCCAGATCTTGAAGACTTCGATGATGATGAATTGATCAAAGAAATTGAGAGTCGTAATTATCAAGTATTAAGTAATACTGGTAATAATTCGAGTATTGCCGATCTTTACACTGATTATATGACTCTAAACAAAGAATCGTTTGATAAGAAGTTGAAGAAATTTTTCCTTGAGACACTAGACGTGTATGTAAGATGATGTCAGCATTTGACTGCTATAAAGAATATCTTGCACTAAAAAATCATTTCACTAAACCATCATATGATTATTTTAAATACAATGGTAGGAGTATAATAACGTGCAAGATCCAAAAAGGTACGATTTTATTAAAGATCTTCATAAAAATCCAGAAGCTAGCTATATGTTTTCTTTTGGAAATCCAACAGTTATGTATGATAAAGTTCCTCAAAAATTGATGGATATTATTATTAATCAAATTAATAAAATTAAAGAAGATGACAAAAATGTTGAAAAGTTCAACGGCAAATTAGCAGGTCATATAAAAAAAGAATATAGTTTAGAACCAGTAATTCCATCAATTAATAATTACATTATGATGCTGGCAAAAAATTATTTGCAAGCAAATGATATTACAGATTTAACGGATATTCTCACTGGTGATCTTCCTTTAGTATTAAGTAATATATGGGTTAATTTTCAAAACAAATATGAGTTTAATCCCATTCACGATCATAGTGGCGTGTTATCTTTTGTTATTTGGGTAAAAATTCCTTATGACCTTCAAGATGAGTTTGGAGTATTTCCTAATATAAAGAAAAAAGATAATTCTACCTCTACATTTAATTTTGTTTTTACGGATATTTTAGGTAGAATAAGAAGTGAAAACTTACCTATCGATAAATCATTTGAAGGTATTATATGTTTATTCCCTTCTAAATTAAACCATTTAGTTCATCCTTTCTTTACTTCAGATGAAGAAAGAATTTCTGTTTCTGGAAATTTAAAACTCAGTATCGGAAACAACAATGATGTCAGCATTTGACTGCTATAAAGAATATCTTGCACTAAAAAATCATTTCACTAAACCATCATATGATTATTTTAAATACAATGGTAAAAGCAAACTATCATATGATAAGTTTGATACTCGTTCAGATAAATTATTTTTCCAAAAAATAGCTAAACATCCAGATCCTAAAAACTTTCTTATTGCCAATCTAATCAAAAACGAAAAAGCATGGATTAGAGATATTGCTTATAGCGAAGAAGCAAATAAAGTTTATCAGGAATGGTCTAAACGTATTCAGTCTTTAACTTATGTTGTAAAAAATGATTTGGGTCATCTTCTTACTGATTTTAATAGTAACTTTATTGCCACCACTGGCTCGCATCCTCATATTATTAAGTTGTATCTTAGTAATACTATATGCCTCGAAACTCTTATTGTTCTTTCTGATCTTGTCAATTGTTTAAGTTATTGGGATAAAAATATGGAGTACGATCCATTGTGGGAACAGCTTTCGAATAAGATAAAGAAATACAAGCCATTTATTAACTATGATAAAGCAAAGATGTCTAAAACAGTTCTTGATTATTACGAGAACTGATATGGCACGCAAACCTGGACAACCTAAAAAAACTACACGTGTTTATAATGGCAAAAATGGATTTACTTCAACATTTACAAAAGCTACAGACGGTAAGTGGAGAAGAACTGGTGGCACATCAAAACCACCAAAGAAGAAATAACTTGACAAATATAGTAAGTCAAGCTATACTAAATAATGTTGAGCGTTACACTGCTCAACATAAGATCAATACTATTAATATTAACAATACGGAGAATACATATGAACTTTAATGAACTCAAGAAGAACTCAGGTCGTGCAGCACTCGATAAGCTCAATGCTGAATTGACAAAGCTCTCAACTAACCAAGGTAGCGATAAGAAGAACGACGATCGCTTTTGGTATCCTAACGTGGATAAGGCTGGCAATGGCTATGCTGTTATCCGTTTCCTCCCAGCACCGACTGGTGAAGATGTTCCTTTCATTCGCATGTTTGAACACGGTTTCAAAGGTCCAACTGGCTCTTGGTATATCGAGAACTCATTGACTACTATCGGTAAGGTAGATCCTGTCGGTGAATTAAATACACAACTTTGGAACTCTGGTCTTGAATCAGATAAGGAAGTTGCTCGTACTCAAAAGCGTAAACTGAACTTTATCTCTAATGTCTACGTTGTTACGGATCAACAAAATCCTGAAAACGAAGGTAAGGTATTCTTGTTCCGTTATGGCAAGAAGATCTGGGATAAGCTCAATGATCTTATGAACCCACAGTTTCCAGGAGAAAAGCCAACCAACCCATTCGATCTTTGGGAAGGTGCTAATCTTAAGTTGAAGATTCGTAACGTCGATGGTTATCGCAACTATGACCGTTCTGAGTTTTCGGCATCTGGTCCATTGTTCGATGATGATTCGGAAATGGAAGCAGTTTGGAAGAAAGAGCATTCGCTTCAAGACTTCCTTGCACCTTCTAATTTCAAGTCTTATGATGAACTGAAGGCGAAGCTAAACAAGGTTCTTGGTCTTGATAATTCTACACTCGGTAAGACTCCAGCCGCTGCACGTGCTACTGCTGTTTCTGTCGATGAGGATGATGCACCTTGGAACGAGACTCCTGCTCCTACAATCAAGTCAAAGCCAGCACCAGTTATGGCTGCTGACGATGACGATGATGATAGTTTGGAGTTCTTTAATAAGTTAGCTGCTCGTGCTTGATTAAGCAGCTTGTGACATTAGAAGATCTCTAACGTCATGTTCGTGAGCACCGACTGGTCCATTAACTTTGCTAGCATCAGCAACTTTTTGATTGGATCCTTGTCCCCCAACTGGCGGAGGTGTCGAGCCTCCGCCACCATTATTGTTTAATGCAGCCCCGAAGCTATTTTTATTACCACCATTTTCAACTGCAGCCGAAGATTGATTCATAACCGAACCACTTTTTTGTGGAGCGGTCGCATTCGTTGCATCTTTGCTAGTAAACATCTTTTTAAATTGATCAACAAAACCAAGTCTTTTAGTTGCTTCAGATGGATCTTTTGGTCTTTCCCATTTAGAAGTAAACCAAGCAGATGCTTCTTCTGGTGTTTTGAAATTCATACCTAAGAACATTTTTGAATCTTGTTCGGAAAGAGCATAATCAATTTGACCTTTCCAATTATGCTGCCAATCTGGTCCAGCAGCAGAAACCATGTTTTTAAATCTTCCAGCATGATGTTGAAATAAACCGCCAGATGTTCCATTATCGCCAACAGCACCAGCGTTGAAATTAGATTCAGCTTGGATATTTGCTAACATACCGATAGCATGATTATCATCAAGTCCTTTAGATTTTAAATATTCGTATACTTCTTTACTCATAACTTTATTAACGGAAGATTTGTATTGTCCGATTGGAATCATTCCACCATTATCTGTTTTAAATGGTGTTTCTTTTCTTACTGAAGTACCAGCACCAACACCTCCAGTAATATTGGTGCCACCAGTTGCATCAGTAGCGCCAACTCCACGATTACGGAAATCATCATTGCGAATTGTTCCAGTATATTTGTTATATGCTGCTGGAGTATTATCTTTAGTTTGTAGATCGGGCGGTAAATCCATTCCAGCAGCTGCATAAACACCAGCCATATCTTCTTTTTTCTGATTGTTATAATCATTAATAGATCCACGTCCGCCACCTTCTCTATCTATTCTTTGGGCGTCGTAAAAACCTTGATCCATCTTTTTCCAGTTTGGAAAATTACTATTAAGGTCAGTAGTAAGAAAAATTTTAATTTCTTCTAATATAGTTGATAGAAATTCTCTTATTTGTTCTTCAGAATAAATGCCGTATAAATCGAAAAGATCTAATCCTTCTCCATTAGGACCTAATGGAGGATCCATTTTTGCTGTGGCGGATTTAACTACATCTCTTATAATCAAATTAATATCAATAGCAACACTAGCAGCCGTACCAATTCCAGGAATCATTGCTGTTGCGCCACTAGCTATTTCTGCTGCAGCTCCACGAGTATCTCCCTCAGCCCATCTCATAAATGCGAAAACACCTGCAGCAGCAAGACCAATAATTGGTATTTTTTTAACAAACATTTTCCAGCCTCTTTTAATAAAAGATTCTTTAACTGCTTCTTTTATGACAGTTCTTGCAGGAAAAATAAATTTAACTACTTTTCCAACACTTTCGACAGCACTAGCTGCACCTTTACCTACTTTTCTTAAAAGATTAGTTTTTTCAGTTACTGCTGCTACTTCTTCTGCGGTCTTAGCAGCTCCTTGAAATTCTTTTGATAATTGTTCAGCTACATCTTTTGGTGCGATTCTACCAGCTTTACCAGACTCAGTAACTTCTGCCCATTGATTACCTAACCAACGATAAGTTTTATTTCCGATAGTTTTTTCAGTGTTAATCGCGATTTTTGCTGAATCTTTTGCTACAGTTTCGCCAGCTTTTAATAATTCTTCGGCAGTTTTTTCACCAGCTTTTAATCCAGCTTTTTCTGTTACTTTAGCAGCATCTTGTGCAGCTTTAGATGCTGTTTTTCCGACATCTTCAACAATTGTTTCGCCAGCTTTAAGTCCAACCTTTTCACCCGATTTCGTTAATTTACTAATTAGCGATTTTAAACCAATATATTCTAATGCTGTTCCTATGCCATTTAAAATAGCACTTCCTATTCCATTATTATTTTGTTTTAATTGAGTTGATAAATTTCTAAAAGAATCATTTTGTGATTTTAATACATTATAAATGTCTGTCAACAACATATTTGATGTAATAATTTGCCCAGTAAGATTACCGACACTAGAATTAAGAGTATCGATTTCTTCTTTGTCTTGTGTAATTAATCTTTCAAGTTTTTCTTGATTATTGTTTTCTTTTATGACATTAGATAAAGTTTTTGATAATCCAGAAACTACAGCATCGCTGATAGCTTGTGCCAACATTTTATTTGACTGTTTAGTTGCTGGGGAATTAGCGATTGCATTCGCGATACCTGCATCTTTCAACTCAGCAAGTTTTTCTTGAAGATGTGATGCGCCACCACCTTGTTCTTCAATTTTTTTAAGCATCTGTTGAAATGCTTTTTCGCTGAGTTCGATTGTACCTGCCATTAGTTGCTACCTACTTTTGCTAATTTTTCTTGTCCTCTTGTCCATGCCGAAACGCCAAGAATACCACCAAATGCAAGATGAATGAGACCGCCATTGGATAATGTTAAAGATACCCATGGCGTATATGTAAATTGAACTCCCAATCCTTTATAAATTACTGGAAGAAATATTGTTACCATTGGAAATCCAACGAAATCCATAAAACAAATAATCATATAGAGCCAGCCCATTGCTGGTCTCCAATATGCCTTTACCCAATGCTCTTCTTCTTGTCTTAACTGTTCTTCGATAATTTGTTTATCAATAGAAGTTTGCGCAAGACCGACAGAAGCCTGTGATTGAGCTTGTGCAGTAGCTAACTGCATGGTTTGTAGATTTTGCGAATTATTATTTGTTGAATTATTATTGTCTATGATAACAACGGAAGGCTGGACAACAGGCGCAGGTGTTGGTGCTACTGGATCAGGAGCATTTTCATCAGCTGTAGTGTTCGTAAATTTAGCCATTTTGTTGTTTCATCTTTTCTTCTTTTTCTTGGAGATAATCCATAATCATTTCATAATACACATCTCTTTCGAAAGGAAATAAATTTTCAATTTCAGTTATAGAATATTTATGGTGCTGGGCCAATGAAAATATCATAGTATAATAATTTTGTAGAGTATTATGACTCAGCGTAAGGTAAAAAAATCGGTTAACGAAGATAAACTAATAGTTCTTTCTTTGCCATTAGAATTAGTATATTTGATATCATATGACATTTTTGGTTGGTCGGTCATAAAATTTTTAATTTTTTCAAAAGTTTTAACATCTAAACTTTCTAAGAAATTTTCTACATCTTCTTTTTTGTAGCTTTTAACATCATACATTTCTTCGCCATCATAAATTTTATCAATACATTTAATGATAAGATTAAACAATGCATCGTCACCAGAATTTAAAAATTCTTTATCGTCATAAAGAGAAGCATTGGGGTATTTCATTAAAATTCCAGTATCATCACCAATTTTAATGTTATTTTCTATTTTATCAGGAAAATTAATTTTAATATCATTAAGATTAACTTCAAAATCATAAATTTTATTGTCTTCATTATCCCTATACGCTACCTTTACTATATCTTCAACAGAAGCTGCACGAATTTTAATAAACAAATATTCTAAATCAAAAATTGATAAATTGTCAACATCGAATAATTCATCAACTGCACAGTTGTTTACAATTTGTTTGATGGCTGTTAAAATATCTTCGTCTTTTTCTGAAAGTTTAGCCATAAGAAGAATTTTTTCTTCTTTTACAAGAAACGGTCTAAACATTTCTTTTTTCTTAGTAGAAGGTATTTCGATAGTAAAAGTAGGGAATGAAATTTTAGGTAACATGATATACTCCAATTGTTAATAATTATACAGTGCCAAGTATTTTCGTTCCATTTGACGAAACATTAGGAACATCAGCAAATCCAAAAGAACCAGTAGCTCCAGTTTGTGTTACTAAAGAACCTCCAACTGGTTCTCCGTTGCCTCCAAAAATACTACTACTTAAACCAGAAGAAAAGAAATTCGATGCAGCCGATACGATACCGCCAACAATATTGTTTATTCCATATATTCCCCAACGAGTATACGCAAATTTTACAGTAAATTTCATTGGTCTATCTCTGTCGGACCAATCTAATGGTATCTCGGTAATAGAATCTGGATATGCTTCATAAAGGATAATTTGTTTTGTTAAATTACCAAAATTATCATAAACTAATATTGATATATCTGTAATATAATCTGATTTATAACCGATTGAATAAGAAGGAGAAGGAAAAAATGAAAAACTAGAACCAGTAAAATCGATTATGTTAGAAAACCAAGAATAAAAATATTTGTAAATATCTCCACGACTGTCAGCAAGAAACGTAACATTAACATCTGGAAACAATGCATTAAACGGCATTTTTTGATTTACGCCAGTACCCTGAACACGTACGTCTTGAGTTTGTAAACTAAATCCAGGAACAGAAGCTGCTTCAGCACGGAACTGTAAAGCTCTCATGCTATCAATAGTAAAAAGTGGATCTAATGTATTTGTAAATGTGCTTACTAAAACATTCGGAGATATTGGAATAAAAACAGAAAATTTATTGTTCTGTAAAATACCATATTCTGATATGTTAGATTTAAATTCTGATATATTGAATGCTGGCATTATCTTGTTGCTCTTACTGAATCTTTAAACACAGTTTCTTTTGATGCTTTCTTAAATCTTTCAGTCGGTAACATTAAAGCGGCATCCCAATTTTTCGTTTCGACGTTAAGGTAATTACTTCCAACGACATGATCCCAAAGATACATTTTTAAACAAGGTTTGAAGTAACTTAATTGCGAAGAACTGTTTAATATTTGATATGAAATTTTTAATTTTGTACTATTGTCATATTTAGTGTTGTTTACGGTGTTGTATAAACTATCCATCAACTTTGCACGAAGATATGGTGGTAGATAATGAAGATTAATTCCTAAAAAACCATTTTCTTTGAAATCTATTGGAAATACTAAGGGAAATGTGTCATAATATGGAAGAGTTGCTTTCATTTTTGGGTCGTAGAAAAACATATACATTTTTCCGATTGAATTGATATCAAGTTTACTTACGATATTTTGTTTATCATTCATCAACCTAACAGTATTAACTGTTTTAAAATTTGATGCTGCATTACGATACCATTCACGTGAAGATTGTTCTGTTTGATTTTCTGAATAGTATTTTATCGTCGCATTATCAGCAATTTGTTGAAAAATGTATGCCATTAAAAGTTAAGTCCTAATTCTCTTTCGGTTAATACATGGAAAGTCCATTTACGATCAGAACAATATGAAGCAGCAGCTTTCCATTTCGCATCGTTTTTACCCCAAGTAGCTACTTCATTAAGATATCTTCTTGTTATATTACTTTGTTTCTCAGGTGGTTTAGTTTGAGCATATGGTTTAATCTCAATCATTTTTGTTTCAATTAAACCTTGTTTGTTTTTTATCTTTACGATAAAATCAGGAAAATAACGATGAATTTTACCGTCAATCGGAGAACGATAAGGAACAATAACTTCTTCTGACGACCATTTAATTACGTTTGGGTCATCATCAAAACGCATCATACATACTAATTCCCATCTAGATCGATAAATAATGTTTGATGGATTTCCATCATATTTATTTGGTTTTTTTGGACGAAATGTGCCTTTGTAAGCCATACAAATTCTCACTAAATAATAATAAAGTATTTATAGGAAATTCATATGTCTTTACTTTCGATGGCTGCAAGTGCTTTAGTTTATAACGGTGAAAATGTTATAGGAGATGCTGCGGCTGGTGTTACAAATTTTGTAAGCTCTGTATTTAACGCTCCTCCTGGATCTCCAGCTGCGTTTGCTGGCGGTCAGCAAATGAGATATCCTATGGATCTTCCACAAAATTACAATATCAATTTTCAATTCGTAAAATATCAAAGACGTTCTATATTAGATCAACCATCATTTCCAAGAGTTGGTGGCGTACAACTTCCTATTCCTGTAAATTTGTTAGACAGCCAAAGTATTACTTGGGAAGGAACCAGCTCTGATCCTGTTGTCGGTGCAGCAATTGAAAATGGGCTACAAGAATATCAACAAGGTGGCGGTAATGCTAGTCTAGCAAGTGTAGTAAAATCTGCAGCTATTGGTGGATTAGCTGGCGCAGCCGTTAATCTTGTAGATTTAGCAACAAATAAAATAACTAATGCTCTAGGAATAAGTGGTAATTTAACAGATCAAGGTTACCAATTACTTGGTCTTGCTCAAAATCCATTTTTAACTATGTTATTCAAATCACCGACTTTTAAAACGCATTCTTTTAGTTGGAGATTTGCACCAAGAACGCCACAAGAATCAAATGCTATAGTAGCAATTATTCAAACATTTAAAATAAATGCTTTGCCAGCACTACAGCCTGGAACTAAAGGTGTATTTTTATCCTACCCAAATTTAGCTTTGATTACATTAACACCAAGCTATTACCTTTACCAATTTAAACCATGCGCTATTACAAATATAAGTGTTAATTATGCTGGTGGTGGCGTTCCTTCTTTTTTCCATGGAACAAATGCACCAACAATAATTGATTTTAGAGTTGATCTACAAGAAATCGAATATTGGTTGAGAGATAATATTCTTTCGCCAAATTCTACTAATTTAGATCAATCTGTTTCTGCACCTAGTCCTACATCTAGTTCAATTCAACCATCAGCTCCTGCACCTATTTCACAAGCCGCAAGAGCTGGGTTTTAATAGTCAAAATAATAGGTAAATAAAAAAATGGCTGAAAGATATTTTGTAAAATTTCCCATTATAAATTATGCGAACACCACCGTAATCAATATTATGGAACGAGCAATAGTATATAATACGCCAAAGAATTCACCTAATTTATATTATGCTTTTGATGTTGTTCAAGGTCAAAGACCAGATCAAATTGCAGATCATTATTATTCTGATCAATATATAAGTTGGTTGATGTATCTTACTAATGGTATTATCGATCCATACTATCAGTGGTATCTTTCTTCTTCAGATTTTAATAAACATTTAACAACAAAATATAATACTTCTATTCCTGTATTACAAAATAGTGTTATGTTTTATAGAAATAATTGGTATAATAGTCCTGGAACAATTAGTGTTTCGAATTATAATGCATTAGACCCGAGTCTTTATAAATTCTATCAACCGTATTACGATAATCAAGGTAATATTTTCAGTTATTCTAGAATACAAATCGATACTACAATTAATACCAATTCAATTATAAATTATAGCGCGAATGGAGTTTATGCTAATGGCGTTTCGAAATTTATAGAAGGTGAAATCGTAACGATTAATTTTGATACTAGTCATACAGGTAAAGGGCAGGTTGTAACATCTAATAGTACATCAGTATTAATTAATAATGTTTCTGGAACTCTTTATCCAAATAGTACTGTTATAATTACTGGTAGTAGTTATCTATTCGGTAATGCAAGTTTAAGTAATGTAGCATTTACAGCAGTTGCTTCTGTGGCTAATAATATTCCAGCTATAGAAGCAAGTTATTGGGATCCAGTTTACATATATGATTATGAAAATGATTTAAACGAAGCAAATAAATCTATAAATTTGATAAACAAATCAATAGCTCTTCCAATTTCTAAACAGTTGACAAAGATATTAAATGGTTGATAATTTCGTTCCAGGTGATATAGCAATAACTTCATTTAAATTATCCTCGCCTAGAGGATCATTAGATTTAGGTTATGCGTTTTCTTCAGCATCAATTTTTGAAACAATTTTTCATCCAGGAACTATTGCTTACATAAAAGTATTAGATATGGATGATCAAATAGGTCAGTTAAAAATTGTAGGCGATGAAACCGTTGATTTACAAATTCAAATGCCCGATGGTACATCTAGTGAATTTAAGTTCGCATTATATACTTTAGAAGATGCAAACATGGCAACACAATCCCTTAATTCAAAAATGTATACTTTGAAATGCGTTTCTGAAGAAGCGTTGCATGCGAAAACAAATTTTGTTCAAAAAAGTTATAAGGGATTGTTATCGGATGCTATTAAAGACATTCATAAAAATTATTTAAAAAGTACAAAACCGATTACAGTAGAAAATACTAAAGGTAATCAAAATATTGTTATCCCGCATCACGACCCATTCAAAGCAATTGAAATGTTGAGAAAAAGGTCTATTTCTGATCAAAATAAATCATCACTTTATGTTTATTTTGAAACTAGAGATAAAGGTAAACAATCATATACATTTTCTACAATAGAAAAATTATTTAAAAGTTCTCCGGTAAAAACATTTACTCAAAGCGATTCTATTAATAGTAGCATCTATAATAAACCTGAAGATAATATTATCTCTTTAGAAATTCCTAAAGTTTTTAATACGGTTGATAGAATTAAATTTGGCGGTACTAGACGTGTTAGTCAATTCGAATATAGAACACAGTCATATGTTCAAAAAGATATTGTTACCGATTCAACAAAATATACTACTGGGGGTAAAGGTTCATATGATTCTTCTTCCTTTAGACAAAAATATCTTACATCAAAAATTCCACCACAGTCATTAATTCCAGCTGATACTTCTCAAAGAGCCAATACTCATATTCCTGATAATACGGCAGATTTACAATCGTATCTATCGACTCTTTTACAAAATAGTTTAAAGATGAGAGTATATGGTAATTTCAATTTAACTCCAGGTTCTGTTATTAAAATTAACTTACCAAAGAAAATAGGAACGACCGGACCAAGAGAAGATGATGAAATGTTAGATGGTAATTTTTTAATATCAAGAATACATCATGACATAGGTATGCTTGGAGAAAGACCAAGATATACATGTGTTGTTGAATGTATTAAGGGTAATTTAGAAAATGGTGTAAAATGACCGAAAGAAATTTAGGACAAACATACGCTGGCGAATTTACTGCAAAAGTCGTAAATGTATATGATCCTGATCAGTCGGGTCGTGTTCAGATACGTGTATTTGGTCAACATGATGATGTAAGTAATATTCCGGATGCGGATTTACCTTGGGCATTAGTGCATCAACCTGTTACTTCTGCAGCATTTGGTAAAATAGGAACAGCACCATTAGGATTAGTAAAAGGTTCTATAGTAAAAGGTTACTGGAACGATAAAGATCAACAGCAGCCAATTATTACTGGTTCTGTCGGCAAAGCTGGTAATTTTATTGACGGAACAACTTCTGATGGTATTCCGAAAGTTAATACTTCATTCGGTAGTATTCCAGCAGCAGCTCAAAATCATAGTCCTCCACCGTTTATAAATCCGTTTAGTATTCTTAATGCTGGTCGTATGTTGATTACTGAAATTAATGAAGGTAAAAAAGATCCATCGAAATTAACGAGTAAAGATGGCGTTGAAACTAGAACTGTCCTTGATACAATTTTCAAACAACCATCAACGCCAACAGTAGCAAGTACTTCAGCTGGCCAACATGTTCTTGATACAATTAAACAAGTTGATCCACAAAGTTTAAGTGCTTCGTTACCAAATATGGTTTCTAATTTTTCAGATATTCGTAATATAATATCTATGTCTAGCCCACTTGGTCAAACTAATATGATGGGAAATATTCTTGGTAGTGTGATTGGAAATTTAGCAAATCAATTTGGTTTTACAAATACTATAAGTTCTATTCTTGGTTCTATTGGAGGAGCTAATCTTGGTCCAATATTAGGAAAGGCATTAAGCATTGGTATAAATTTAGCAATATCTAGTGCAGTAAATAATAATGGAACTACTTCAGCTTATAAACCTCCAAAATCAAATATTATTGGCACAAATACACCTAGACCACCAGCAAATCTTATTGTTAAAACAGTACCTAATCTTTACATACAGCAATATTATGCAGCTGTTAGTGATCCATTTCCAGGATATATTCAATGGAAAGGTCCAAGTGGTGATTTTGTTTATACATTAAGAAATGGTCAACCTAATTACGCATCTGCACAAGAACATGTACAGGGAAATTCTATATTATCAATGACGGCTGCTTTTTTACCTCATTTTAATATAGGTGCTGGATTAAATCCTTTAATTCTTGGTGGATTATTAACAGGCGGTTTAACTGGAATGAATGCCGATAGTTTAACAAAAATTCTTGGAGTTGGTGTTAATGTTGGATCAATGCTTGGATTAGCAAAAAGTTTACTTGGCGGTAATCTTGGCGGAGCGATTAACAGCACTATACAAAATCATTTACCCCAATCAGTTTTAAATGGTTCTGTTCAGAATACAATGAATGTATTTACTCAAAATCAAGCAAATCTTCAAAAGAAAAAGAAAAGTATGCAAGCAGCTCTTACTCCTACACCAGACCAAGCTGATGCCGAATTAATTCATGGTTGTAAATATCTCGCGTTAAAAAAATCATATAATGATCAGCTTGCTGGCGGAAGTGGAATTATAAATGAAACAATAACTTCACCAGATACAGGTCAAAAATATAATTTAACATTTGTTCCTAGTGCTACTGTTCACGAACCAACTGTAACGAAAATTTAAAATGGCAGATAATATGTTACCTACACAAGATACAGATTATAATTTAAAACATCCAAAGTTACCATGGCAAGGAACCTATCCTTATCTTCATGTAACACAAGATGCAGGTGGTGGTCAAACATTAAAAAGCATCCAGCCTGGAAATGAAGCATATTTCGAAATACAACCTTCAGGTTCTTATTATGGTCATGCTGCCGACGGATCTAAAGTTGAAGCAGTTGCTAATGGAACTTGGTCGTATAGTGGCAACGGTGCTTCTACTACAGTTGATGGAAACCATGACGTAAAAATCAGTGGTGTGTCTAGACAAAACTATGATAGTGGTCGTAGTGCTGAAGTTGCTGGGGATGATTATCACGGTTCATCGGGTCATCAAGTATTCGGTACAGCCGATACTCAATACCATCATTCTAGTGGTGACGTTTTTAATACAATCGACGGAAACCTTGTAGCTGATCGTGTTGGCGATATTCATGAAAATATTTTAGGCGATAGCGTACAACAAGTTACTGGCAATCGTTCTGATATAGTTAATGGCGAATGGGCTCTAAATAACCAAAGCGGTAATGTTGATTTCCAAATCGATATTGGCAAATTTAGATTAAAAGATGCAAGTGATATTCTAATTGATAGTGATACTTCAATAACATTAAAAGTAGGTAAATCAAGTATTGTTATCAATCCATCAAGTATCGTTTTGACTATTGGAAGTTCTATCATTAATATGACAAGTCAATTGATTGTAATCGATTCTACCACTGTCAGAGTTAATGAATAAGGACTAATATGGCAAACGTAGTAAGAATTGGAGATATAAGTGACCATGGTGGTGTAGTAATATCATCTGCTGCTAGAACATACGTAGATGGTATTCTCGTAGCACGTGCTGGGGATCTTCATAGTTGCCCAATTCCTGGTCATGGCGTTACTCCGATTATTAATGGCTCTGGAAATTTTTACTGTGAAGATTCTGTTACTGCAGTTACAGGTAGTATATGTTATTGTGGTGCTATAATAATAACAGGTAGTGCCGACACACTAGCTCCACTAGAATCACCGAGCAATGCAATCGCTCTTGATTCTGGGACTGTTGGAGGAATTATAGGTTAATGGCAAATTTACATATATTCATCCAAGGACAAACACTTACAGCTAATGATCTAAACAGTAACTTCGCAATAGTTGCTAATGGCGGTGGTGGAGGTAGTGTAAACACATCACAACAATATACCTTTACGAATGTTATTACGTTTGCTTCTAATCTTATTGTTAATTCTTATTTCCTTGACTCAAGTAATTCAGCTGGTACTAATGGTCAAGTTCTATCAACGAATGGAAGCGCAGTAATATGGCAATCATTAGGTGCTGTTGGCGTAAATACTTCCGCACAGTATATTTGGTCGAATACCCAAACATTTACTAACACAATTACATTTAATTCAACGATTAATGGTACTGCTAATAATTCATTATATATTGGTGGTCTACCAGCTGCTAACGTAGTAAGTAATGCACAGTTAATTGCTAATCTTGCCAATTACGTTACTGCTACAAATTTAACTAACAATTTAGCTAACTATCAAACTACTGCTGGTTTATCTGCTAACGTAGCTACACTAACTTCAAATAATACATCTTTCGTTGGTTCTGTATCTGCAGCTAATGTCGTATCGAATGCTCAATTAGTTGCTAATCTTGCCAACTATCAAACTACTGCTGGGTTATCTGCTAACGTAGCTACTTTAACTGCAAATAATACAAATTTTGTTGGTTCTGTATCTGCGGCTAACGTAGTAAGTAATTCCCAGCTATCATCTAACTTAACTAACTACCAAACCACAGCTGGTTTGTCGGCAAATGTAGCTACACTAACTTCAAATAATACAAATTTTGTTGGTTCTGTATCTGCAGCTAATGTCGTATCAAATGCCCAGTTATCAAGCAACTTGAGTAATTATCAAACTACTGCTGGGTTATCTGCTAACGTAGCTACTTTAACTTCAAATAATACAAATTTTGTTGGTTCTGTATCTGCAGCTAATGTTGTATCAAATGCCCAGTTATCAAGCAACTTGAGTAATTATGTTACTGCTACAAATTTAAATAACAACTTAGCTAACTACCAAACAACAGCTGGTTTGTCTGCTAACGTAGCTACTTTAACTGCTAATAATACGTTATTCGTTGGTTCTGTATCTGCAGCTAACGTAGTTTCTAATGGTCAACTGTCTTCTAACCTCACAAATTATGCAGCTCTTACTGGAGCAACATTTACAGGCAATGTCACAGCAAATAATATACAAACAACATATGATCTTAATGTTGGAAGAAACGTAACTATTTCTGGAAATTTAAATGTTTATGGTACAACTGTTACTGTTAATGCAGCTAACTTTACGACAGTGGATAATATGTTGTACCTTAATGAACCTGCCACTGCAACAGTTACTAATGCTTCTGGTAACGGTTCTGTTATTACGTATACTGCACTTAATGCTTTTAGTAATTTAGGTGTCGTTTCTATAACAGGAATTGTACCTTCTGGTTTCAATAATGCAAATTATGTTCCTGTATTATTCGCAAATTCTTCTACATTTCAAGTTTCGAATACATTTACTGGTACATTTACATCAAATGGTACTGCATCTTATAAATCAGGAATAAATCCAGATCTTGGTATCGTTGGTGGTTATAATGATGGATCTTATCACCATTCTGGTATAATGAGAGATTATGCGGACGGTTACTGGAAAGTATTTGATAATTATACTCCAGAACCAGACCAAGCTATAAATATTGTAACAACAGATCCTTCTTTTCATATCGCAAATTTTTGGGCTAATACTATAAACATTGGCAATACTTCTGTTTATGCTATAATCAACACCACGAATTACAGTCAAACATCAAATAATACATTATACGTTGGGTCTGTTACAGCAGCTAACGTAGTTTCTAATGCGCAGTTATCATCTAATCTTAGTAATTATGCATTACTTTCTGGAGCAACATTTACAAGTAATATTGCTGTTACTTTTGGTAGCAATACATTAAGCATAAACTCAAGTTCGATTACTCTTAAACAAATTATCGCAAACGGTGCATTTGGTGCTAATGGTACAGTACTAGCTTCTAATGGTACTGGTGTTTACTGGGCTAGTGATTCTGCTGTAGGTAATATTGTTGCAAATTCTATTACTACGAATAGTTTATCGGCTAACCATGTATCTGTAAATAATGATATATCTGTTGGTAATAGTAGCGTAAACTCGGCTATGTACTCAGATCATATATTTACTGGTAATGCAACTCTTAATATATCTATTTCTCCAAATCTTCTTGGCGGAGGTGGCGGTAGTACTCAATATGGACCTGCTATTACAATTGGAGGTCCTCTTAATAATGGTCCTGGAGGTTATCCAGTTTATGCTCCTCAAGGTGCTGCGTTTGCTACTACTGCTAATCTTTTATATGTAAACACTTCACTAATTCAACTTGGTAATAGTATAGCATATGCTAATATTTCTTCTTCTAATATTTTCATTGGTAATACATCAGTTAGTGTAGTAATTAATTCTACAGCATTTAGTGGTACTGCGAATAATACATCTTTCGTTGGAACTGTATCTGCAGCTAACGTAGTTTCTAATGCGCAGTTATCATCTAATCTTAGTAATTATGCAACCACAGGTTCTGTTACTTCTAATGCAACAACTGCTTATTCTAATGCTGTAAATGCATATACTTCTAATAACACAACTTATACTGGAAATAATACATTTGGTGGAACCAATACAATATTCAATTCAAACGTAACATATACAGCTGCTCTTTATACTGCAAATCTTATATTTACTTCGCCAATTAATTTAGACGGCGGAACTTTCTAATAAATACATTAAATTGATACCTCGGTATATACCGTTAAAGAGGATGCCATATGGCTAATACAATATTACAAATTAAAAGAACTACGGTGGCTGGTAGACAACCAAACACCACAAGTTCTAGTAATGGACAATATATAAATCCAGGTGAGTTAGCAATTAACTTAACCGATGGAATTTTGTACTCTTCGAATGGTAGTGCTCTTATTGCTATTGGTGCATCTCAATCTTCATTAACTGCTTGTACTATAACGGCAACTTCTTTAAATGCAACTAATGTAACGATTGACCAAGGTATCAGTGTCGGTAATAGCAGTGTTAATAGCTCTATTAATGCTATTGGTTTGTTCGCTGGTAATAGCAGTATAAATTCTGTTATAAATTCTATATTTATTTCTGTAAGTAATTCGGTTAGCAATTCTCAGATGTCACCGAAAATTATTTTCAGTGGTAATAGTATCGCTAATGCGCAGTTTAATCTTAATGCTTTTTCGCAATCATTAACAGTTAATACTTATTCGTATGATGGTTCTAATTTAACAATTTATACGACAACGAATACTAATTTCGTTGCGCCAACAAAAGGTCAGTATGTAACATTATCGAGTTTACCTGGAGCTGCGGCAAAATTTAATAATACTTATGAAGTTTCGGGTATAGTAGCGGCTAACGGTTTTACAATTTATACTCCTTTTGCTGCTAATATTGCCTCTGTTCAAAGAACATCTGGCGTAGCTACTATTATTACAACAAGTCCTCATGGATTTAATACATCAGATCCAATAGCTGTTTCTGGTATTCCTGTTGATCCAAATTATGCACCTTTAACATATAATGGTTCTTATACAGTAACTTCTACTCCTAATAGTAACACTTTAACTTATGCTAATTTTCCATCGATTACGAATACTATTTCTTCATATTGGACTACTGGTGGCGCAAGTAATTTACATTTTAACACAACAACCGTTCATGGTCTATCTAATGGTATGTATGTAAATATACCTTCATTTACAGATACAGCAAGTATATCTGTAACGGGTATGTCGTTTGATCCATTTTCTGGTTCTCCAAATGCATATTTTTCTTTATCGAGTCCTTATCTTTTTACTGGCGCACAAGCTGTAACTTTATCTTCATCTTCAACTAATGTTTATTCTGCTTCAGTATCATCATTTAAATCTATTGGTACTGCGCCAACGGCTCTTTCTGCAACTCTTACAGTAGCAATGCCAACGGCACATAATCTTGATGTTGGTTCTTATATTCAATTTAATGGCGTTACTTCTGGGGCGATTAATACTACGGCATTTTCGTTTGGCGGTACTATTTCCGGAACGGTTCTTACAGTAAATTCTGTTCCTACAGGAGTTACATTTGCGGCTGGTCAAGTTATAAGTGGAAGTGGTGTTACTTCCGGAACTTATATTACTGGAGCAGGATCATCTCCTAATACTTATAATCTTAGTGCATCATCAACTGTTGCAGTCGGTGGTACATTTACTGCATCTATCGCAACTACTGGTATTATGACGGTTACGGGTTCGCCAACTGGTATTGCTGTTGGACAATATCTTTCTGGAACGAACGTACCACAGGGAACATACATCGCTTCATTAGGAACTGGCACTGGTGGTGCTGGTACATACAACGTATTACCAAAACCTGGATCGGCTGTCGGATCTACAACAATTACTAGATACACTCCAATAACTATGAGTAGTGTTTCGTTAGTTTATTTGTTGAATAATAAAATTTTTAGTATTGCATCAGTTCCTACATCGACACCAAACTCTTTTAATATTACACTTCCAACTACTGGTGGTTATTCATATTATACAACTGCTGCTGTAACAGGAACTGGTGCAAATGCTTACGTACAATTAGCAGCAAATTTAAGTTTAGGTACAGCATCATTACCGACAGCTGGAAGTAGTTCAGATTTTAGTGGACAAAGACAATTTCCTTATACTGGAGCATCTGCTTCTAGTAATACTTTTGTTTTATTTAATTTAAATTCTGTAGTTGGTACACCTTATACTCCAGCAGCATTAACTACAGCCGCAGGTACGATTTCTCTACCAAGATGGAAATATCTTTTTCAGGGAACTTCTTTCGTTAGCGGCACAAGTACAATATATGGTTCAACTTGGGCATTAACAACTTCTTCGTTTACTGCTTCTATTTCCGGAACCGCTCTTACAGTTACTGGAAGTCCAACAGGCACGATTGCGATCGGTCAATATCTTACTGGTTCAAACGTATTAAACGGTACTTATATTGTAAGTGGTAGTGGAAATAACTGGGTCGTTAACCAATCCCAGACTGTTAGCTCAACGACAATTACTGGAAATGCATTTGTAATATCAGCACAATATCATCCATTTACGACAGGACAATGGGTGTTTTTAAAAGCAGAACCTGGAATTTATACTACTACAGGAACGAATATTCCAGCAGGATCTATAGGAGGTTCGCTGGGCGGTTGGGTAATAATTACTAATACTTCGGGCACTGGAGCATCTGCTACATTTACTGTCGGCAACAGTCTTAATAATTTAGGATCAAATTTATCTGGAATAATTTCTGGATATGTTGCTTTTGCTGGCTCTGTTTCCGGAATGACTTTAAATACAACAATAACGAGAGGACCATATACTGGTACTTTAGTTAGTAATGCAGTTCCAACTGCTAATACTTTTGATATTGCTCCAAGTAGTACTGATATAGCTTTTACTTTAGCGGCTGGATCATTAGGTTCGCCTAAATCAGTTTCAAGTTCAGTGTCTTGGGTTACCGATAGACCTATCAGTTATCCTACATCTTCTGTTGTAAAATATTCGATAGCTTCAACTACTGCAACTTCTGGTACAGTTTCAGCTTATAATTCTATTTACATGGAAGTTGCTAATTCTTCAACAGCTGTTAGGGTAACACCTTCTACGATTTATACTGGTAACAGTACTGCTAATATGTTTGCTAACTCTTCATCATTAGCAATTTCTGGATTAACGAGTGCTCTACAATTACAGCCAAGTCAAATTACAGTTGGAACTTCAGTTAATGGATTAGTAGATCCAACACAAAATGCATTTTTTGTTAACAGTTCAGTTTTTAGATTAGGTGGCGGTACTTCAAAATATACTTTAATGCAAGCTGGGCAGGTTACTGTTTACGGTTCTAATCTTGTTATTGGTACTGAAATTGCAAACATCAGTATGAACCAAAGTAATCTTGTTATTTCTTCTAATAGTATCGTCACAACAATTAATTCTAATAATGCTACTTTTGGCGGTGACGTTACTGTAACTGGCGGTTTAATTGCAAATGGTTCGTATGGTAATAGTGGAAGTATATTAATCAGTACTGGAACAAATACTTATTGGGGAAATGTTCCTGGATTAGACACAACACAAAATTATAGTTTTACTGGAGGTTTGTCATTTTATTCAACAACAAACGTATACAGCAATTCTATTAATTTTATTGATAATATTGGAAATTACCAATCAGTAGCTGCTAACGGAATATCATTAGCAGATACTAATGGATTCAATTCATTACTTACTGCAAATACCTTTACATTATCAGACAACAATACAATTGTTAACTCTACAACAATTACTCCAACTTTAATTTCGATTGGTAATTCTACTGTTAATACGCAAACTAATTCTACTGTTTTCTTTACTGGTAATAGCAGTTTTTATAGTTACATTAATGTTTCATCTCAAGGTGTTGTTAATACGTCAGGAAATGTTACTTTAACACCAACCTCTATTTCATTCAGTAATACTACATCATCTAACTTTTTTGTTGCGAATGATTCTGGTACTTTTGTTAAAAATATAATTACTGGTACATCTGTTTATGTAAATTCTACAAATAGAATTGCAGCATTACAAGTCGGTATGAATGATTCGACTGGCGGAGGCACTGCATGGGATAAAACTTATGCTGTATTCGGACCACCAACTCTTGGAACAACAACACCAGCTCTTGGTATAGGTTGGAACAGTGCTGGTGGTTATGGAGAAATTATTTCAGTAACTCCTGGAACTGGCTGGAACAATTTAAGATTAAAAGGTAATCTTGTACAATTATATTATATGGTTTCTGGTGGTGGTGCTGAAATAGAAGGTTTTAGATTAGATGCCGGATCCGGTAACGTAGGTATTGGAAATACTGCTCCAGGAGACAAATTATCAATTAACGGAACAACATATCTAGGTGGCAATTTAAAAATTTCTACTGGTATTTCTATTATTGATTCTGCTGGTTCACAAGGAACAGTTGGACAAGTTCTTACATCAAATGGCGCCAGTAACGTATACTGGTCGACTATAAGTGCAGCAGCTTCCGTTAATACTGCTGCCCAGTATGCTTGGACTAATACTCAATCGTTCAGCAACGTAGTTACTTTTAACGGTAACGTAGTTATGAGTGCTGCTAATAACGTAATAAATGCTACATCTTATACTGTAGGTACTGCATTTGTTGCCAATGCTACTGGCGTCTACACTACTGGTACCGTAAACGCTGCATCATTTACAACGACTGGTAATGCTAATGCTGTTAATTTTTATTCTGGTTCTAACTTAATTGTTAATAGTGCTAGTATATTATGGACTGGTAACACGAGTACTTCTCCAACAATTACATTAGCAAATACTGGCGCATTTAGTATTGGTAATAGTAGTACTACTCAAACTACTGGTTCTATAACAGTAGCTAACTCTGCTGGTAACGTACAGATAACTGCTGGAGCAACAAGTATACTTGCGACTGGTATCGTTAATGCTTCTGCGTTTACAACGACTGGTAATGCTAATGCTGCTAATCATTATTCAGGTGCTAATGCGGTATTCAATTCTACTAATCTTTTATGGACTGGTAATACGAGTACTTCACCAACAATTACATTGGCGAATACTGGCGCATTTACAATTGGTAATAGTAGCACTACCCAAACTACTGGAACTATTTCAGTAGCAAACTCTGCAGGAAACGTAACAATAACTGCAGTTTCTGTTGCGATTAGTAACGCTACTGCAAGCGTATTAATCGCTAACTTATCGGGTATGTACACCACTGGTACAGTTAATGCTTCTACAATTAATTCTACTTCATATACAATCGGCAGTTCGTTTATTGCAAACACTTTAGGTGTTTATACTACTGGTACTGTAAATGCAGCTTCATATACAATCGGTGCTGTAGTCACTGCTAACAATAATGGTATTTTCACAACCAACGTAGTAAGTTCGATATCTCATCTTACAACTGGCGGCACATTTGTTGCGAACAATACTGCTCTTTATGTTAACTCTGCAATTTTTCTTGCAGGTTCGAACGGTACTGTAGGACAAGTTCTTACTTCTAACGGAACAAGTAATGCATACTGGGCATCTGTAACAGTAACAATTAATACTGCCGCTCAATATAGCTGGACGAATACTCAAACATTTTCTGCTAACCAAACATTATTTACTAGCACCAACGCTTCTCCTAATGCTATCGCTGGTGCTATTATTTCATATGGTGGTATAGCTGCAAACGGTAACGTGTATACTGCAGGTCGTATCGGTTATGCTAACTCAGCTGGTGCCAATCAGGCGTATACATATTATAATGCATCAACTGGTAGTCTCGATACGGTATTTGGATAATGGCAACTAAAGTTATAATTCTTACTACTGCTAGTGGATCAACATGGACTGTTCCTTCTGATTTTTCATCTAGTAATAATACTATTGAAGCCATCGGTGGTGGCGGTGGATCGGGTTCTGCTTGGCCAGCTGGCGGTGCAGGTGGTGGCGGTGGTGCATATACTAAATTAAGTAATTTTTCTTTAACTCCAGGACAAGTAGTTAATATTAGTGTTGGTACGGGTGCTGCAACCCCTACAGCTAATGGCGGAGATACTTGGTTTAATACAGCAGCTGCTTCTGCGCCATCATCTTCTGCAACTGGATTACTTGCAAAAGGCGGTTCTTTTAGTTCTAATACTACAGGTGGTTTAGGTGGACAAGCATCTGCTTCTATTCCTTCAGCTGCTGCTTTTAGTGGTGGTAATGGAGGCACTGGTGGTGTAAATGGCGGTGGCGGTGGCGGTGGTGGCGCTGCAGGACCAAATGGAGCTGGTGGTACTGGTGGTCCATCAAATAACGGTACTGGTGGCGGTGGCGGTGGCGGTAATGGTGGTACTAATGGTAGTGCTAGCGTAGGTGGTACAGGAGGTGGAACGCCGACTGGTTCTGCTGGTAGTGGTTTTAATTCGCCAGGAGGTACAGGAGCAGGTGGCGGTGGTGGTGGCGGCGGAGCAGGTGGAGGAAACTATAGAGGCGGAGAAGGTGGCGTAGGTGTTTACTGGACTGCAACCAGCACTACTTCCCAAACTGTTACTATTAGTATTGCTAATCCAGGCGTATTTACTGTTGCTACTGCTCCTCAATCTGGAACACCTGTTGTATTTTCTACTACTGGTGCACTTCCAACAGGTATTACAGCTGGTACAACTTATTACGTTCTTGCTATTTTTTCTGGTGGCGTTACCTCTACTACCACATTTAATATAGCTGCCACTCTTAATGGAACAGCTATTAATACAACTGGTACACAATCTGGTACACATACTGCAACATTTACTGCAGTTGCAGGTCCAGGAGGTGGTTCTGGTGCGGGTACTTCTACTAATGGTCCTAATACAACAACGGGTTCTGGCGGAAAATATGGTGGTGGTCAAGGAAACCAGAATGGCGATACTAGTGGTGCTGCTGGTGCGGGTATCATTGTTATTACCTACACACCACCAACATACGTAACAAGATTAAATTCATCTGGTAATTTTTATACTGTTGGAACATTTGATGAAGTAACTGGTTTAACGGGTGTAGCTACTAGAACATATAGTAATGGTACATTTTTAATTGCCAATACAGGAATATTTGATGAAGTTACGATAAATCCAATTACTGCTGGGTTAGCCCAAAAACTTTTTGCAAATGGAACTTTACGAATTTCTGGCATATTTGATGAAGTTACAAAACCAACATAAATAACTATTAATTAGGAAAATTTATATGGCAAATTTACAAAGTGGTACTAGAATTTATGGAACAGCAACTATTGATACATCAGTTACTGTTGGATCAGGCAACGTAACTATTAATTCTAGTGGTGTTGCTGCAAGAACAGGTTCAGGAAATTTTAGTTATAGAGCATATGCTGGTGGTGGAACTGATACTACGGCTGGTATTTTCCAAATAACAGATTCTGCACAATCATCTCAATTAGCTCTTTTTAGTGCAAATACTTTAACCGCAATAGTAGCAGCTAGTGGCTCTGGAAGTTCTCTCGTTTTTCAAGCCAACGCAACAACATCGATGACACTAGCCGCTAACGGTGGCGTTTATGCTGTTGGTACTATTAACGCAGCATCGTATACTGTTTCTACTTCTTTTATCGCGAATACGTTAGGCGTATACCATACTGGTGTTGTTAATGCTGCATCTTATGCGGTAGGGACTGCATTCACCGCCAACTCGACAATGACTAACACAGCTTCACTAGTAGTCTCGACCAATACAGCTACCATCGGTACGGCTGCATATTTCGTATCAAACGGTAATATCGGTGTTAGCGGTTATAGTACTCCTTCGTTTAAGATAGACATGGGTAACAGCGGTGGTGCTCTTGGTGCTACCGCCAACAGTCAGATTTTTTATCAGAGGTATGGAAGTACAGATGGTAATGCTGACTCTCTAGAAATTACTAATACTAGAATGATAGCAAACACCGGTTGGGACGGTGCTGGTACCAGACTGCAGCAAAAGATAGACGCTACTTGGATGGCATTTATTCAGTTCAACGGCGGGACTGGAACGAGCTACAATGACAGCGGCATAACATTTGGTACCGGTAGTTCTACGTTAAACGGTGTTGCAGTTCCAGAAACAATGCGTTTAGCTTCTAACGGCAACTTGGGTATCGGCAACACCACTCCTGTAGATAAGTTATCAGTTAATGGTAACGCATATATTCAAGGTACATTACTTAATGCGCCATCGGCTGCTATAAATGCTGCTTCACACACAGTCGGTACTACCTTTATAGCTAATACTACACAGCTAACTATCACAACGCCATTTTCTGCCAATGCTTCAGTTGGTACATCTGGTCAAGTTCTTATTTCAAACGGTGTTACTGGTTCGCCTTACTGGGGTACGGCATCTGCAGGTGTAAATACAGCGGCGCAATATCTATTCAGTAACAATATTTCTTTCGGTAACTCAACTGTAAATACTGTTGTTAACTCTGTAGTTGTTTCAGTCGGTGGTGTATTTCACGAAAACAGTAAAACATTAACTTCTAGTTATACAATTACGACTGGTAAATCTGCAATGTCAGTTGGTCCATTAACAATAAATAGTGGTGTTGTGGTAACAATTCCTTCAGGTAGTAAGTGGGTGGTATTATGAGTTCAATAACAATCAATGGCGACACTAGCGGTTCGGTAATCCTTCAGGCTAATGCTACTGCTGGCTCTAGTACTCTTTATCTTCCAGTAGGTACTGGTACTATTACAGCACAAAATGTTTCTACGAATATTGTCAGCGGAACTGTTCAAAGCCCATCCTCAGGAACGGCAGTTTTATTCACAGGTATTCCCTCATGGGCAAAACGTATTACGGCGTGTTTATCCAACCTTAGCACAGGTTCAACGTCATCTCAGCCTATTTTGCAGCTTGGTAGTGGTTCAATTCAATCATCTGGATATACCGCATTGGTATCTCAGTTGAACAATAGTTCGGCATTAACTTCAACAACACAATTTCCTTTATCTTTTGCAGCTGCTGCGAATTTAGGACTTTCTGGTCAATTTATTCTCAGCTACTTGGGTAACAATATTTGGACCGCATCCTTTATGTTTTACTCTAGTGCTGGCTCAGGCTATGTCGGTGGCGGGTCAGTCACAATGTCTGGTACTGTAGATCGTTTGCAAATTGGAACTACCGGTGGATCTGCGGTATTTTCTACTGGCTCTGTCAACATCCTTTACGAATGAGAGAAAATAAATGGCAGTCACAATAAACGCAACTACGGCATCTGGTCTTCAGGTAACATCTGATAACTCTGGTGTAATTCAGTTTCAACAAAATGGTACTAACACTGTTACTATTCCAGCTGGTACAGGCACGGCTGCGGTGCAGGGTGTGTCTACGAATATCGTATCTGCGACGGTGCAAGCAACCACATCTGGAACTACAATTACATTTGGTTCGATTCCAAGTTGGGTAAAACGTATTACTCTTATGTATAGTGGTATAACAACAAACGGTTCGAATGTTATCCAATTCCAATTAGGAACCAGCGGTGGAGCAACTACAACAGGATACACGGCTGCTTCGACACAATATAATGGCGCAGGTTCTGGTGCTACTGGAGCGTTAACAACAGGTTTCCCAATTGGTCAAAATACTGGTTCTGGTACTACATACACTGGAACAATGGTATTTACTCTTTTGACAGGAAATACTTGGATAGCAACAGGTGTTGGTTTATTTAACGGAACGAATGGAATGACTACGAGTTCTGGATCAATTGCATTGGGTTCTACATTAACTCAAGTTATACTTACATCAGTGGGTAGCACAAGTACTTTTACTGCTGGCTCCGTCAACATCCTTTACGAATGAGAGAAAATAAATGGCAATAACGATTGATGGTACAAACGGTATTACACTGCCATCGGGTAGCACGGGTGTAGGCACAACTGATGCTCAGATACTTACAAATAAAACTCTAGGAAGTAGTTTAATTACTTCTGCAACTGCAGTTGCATCTACTTCTGGAACTGCAATTCAATTTACAGCAATTCCTTCTTGGGTGAAAAGAATTACTGTAATGTTGAGTGGTGTTTCAACAAGTGGAACAAACTCAATAATAGTTCAGCTTGGAACAGGTTCCACAACTTATACAACTTCTGGTTATCTTGGAATTGCAACAGCTATTGGTGCTTCTTCTACTAATTTTACAACAGCATTTGTAATTTTTATATCTCCTGCGGCAACATCATTGATGAATGGTATAGCAACTTTTGTTAATTTATCTGGAAATACATGGGCTATGACTGGTTCTATTGGAGAATCTAACGGTGGTGGATTTAGAATTAGTACTGGATCAGTACCACTATCTGCACAATTAACTGCAATTCAAGTTACAACAGTTGGTGGCACTGATACTTTTGATGCTGGCTCCGTTAACATACTTTACGAATGAGGAAAACATGTCAATTATTCAAGTAGATGTTCAAACAGGAATTGTAACTATTATCGAAGACGATGGAAGTATTACTGTTGTTACAGATCCAAATCTACCAGATACTTCTAATACATCAACATCAAATACTTAACTAAATATCCATAAAAGGATTTAAAATGGTTGGGACTACGAGAGCAGATAAATTTACTCAATTACAGAAGAAACAGATTCTGTTCTCGGATTTTTTAGACAATTTTGATAGAGTACCATTTAATAATCAGTTAGCAAAAGTAACTAACGAGAACTCAGTTCGTCAGTCGATAACTAATCTCGTATTAACAAATTATAACGAAAGATTATTTCAACCGAATGTTGGTGGTAACGTAAACGGTTCTCTTTTTGAATTTGCTGATGAAATTACCGCACAAAATTTAACTTATGATATAAAAACAACAATTCAAAATTTCGAACCAAGAGCAAATTTATTAAATGTTGTTGTATATCCTTCACCCGACAAAAATTCATTTATCGTAGATATTATATTTTCTATTATAAATAGCACAACACCAGTAAATATCAATTTAACTGTATCGAGAGCAAGATAACATGGCTAATAGTTCTTTTAATTTAACATCTCTTGATTTTGATACTCTTAAATCTAGTTTACAAACATATCTACAGTCACAAACTATTTTTCAAGATTATGATTTTACTGGTTCGAATATGAATGTCCTTTTAGACGTTCTTTCGTATAATACATATTTAAATTCATTTTATCTTAATATGGTTGCTGCTGAAAGTTTTCTTGATAGCGCACAATTAAGAGATAGTGTTGTTTCGCATGCCAAAGAATTAAATTATATTCCATCATCGGCAACTTCTGCTGAAGCTGTTGTTAATTTGTCATTTGATACTACTGGTATTACAACTGGCTCGTTTGTAATACCAAAAGGTACTTCTTTTTCTGGTACGAATTCTAACGGTTCATTTACATTTTCAACTAATACTAATCTAACATCAATATCTTCATCGAATACATTTACGTTTAGTAACGTGTCAATCTATGAAGGCACATATATCAACGAATCATTTATTGTTGATTATACTCAACTATCTCAAAGATTTATTCTTTCGAATGCATCGGTTGATACTGGAAGTATAGCTGTTACTGTTTCAGAAAACAACGGAAGCAATAATATAATCTATACACAGGCGACTAGTCTATTTGGATTAAACTCTAATTCAACGGTATATTTTTTACAAGCTGCTCAAAATGGCCAATATGAAATCGTATTTGGCGATGGAGTTTTTGGCGACTATCCTCTAAACACTTCTGTTATTATCATCACATATAGAATTACAAAAGGTTCATCAGGTAGTGGTGTTTCTACATTTTTCTTAAATCAAGATCTCGGTTCGTATAATGGCGGTACAGCTATATCTACTGTTACTACTGTTTCAAATAGTTCAAACGGTTCTGATCCAGAAAGTATTGAGTCAATTCGTTTTAGAGCACCTCGTTCATACCAAGTTCAGGATAGAGCTGTAACAACCAGCGATTATAAAACATTAATTCTTGATAACTTTAATGATGTTGAAGATGTAAACGTATTCGGAGGAGAAACTCTTCCTAATCCAGAGTATGGTGTAGTTTATATTTCACCTTCGACATACAGTGGAGCACCACTTGCTAATCAAAGAAAAGCTGACATATTAACATATCTTTTAACAAAAAAAGTAATTAATATCACAAATAAAATTATCGATCCTAATTATGTTTACATAGTTCCAACGGTTGTTATAAATGTCAATTTTACGAATACTTCATTAACACCAGTTGATTTTCAATCAGCTGTATTGAATAGTATTTCTAATTTTAATTTAACATATCTTCAAAAATTCGATACTACATTTAGATATTCTAAATTGCTTGAGGCTATCGATAATACGAATTCGAGTATTAATGGCAATTTAACATCGATACAAATTTATAAATTGCTAGAGCCTACTCTTAATACTGTTACTTCATTAACAACTTCTTTTGGTAATGAACTTAATATGGGAAGTATTACAAGTAGCAGTTTTATTTTAACTGATGGTAATACATACCAGATTACCGATGTTAATCCAAATGCTGTTGGAATTACTGGAATTTTATACTTAAAACAAATTACAACAAATAATACTCAAAATTATATAAATGTCGGAACAATCGATTATATGAGCGGTACTTTAAGTATTAAAAATATAACAGTTTATAGTTTCATAGATGGTATTGGTATAAAAGTATTTGCAACTTCTACGTATAATGATATTATCGGCAATTCGAATAATATTGTAGAAATCGATTTGGGTTCAACTACTGTAATGGTAAATGCTGTATAATGCAAATTTCAAAGATAATATCTCCATTAATTGCTTCTCAATTTCCAGCGTTTTATAAAACACAGGGACCGAATTTCATTGCATTTATTGAAAGTTATTATCAGTGGCTCGAAGAGATAGGTCAAGTTACATTCGAAGCTAGATCGATGCTTGAGTATACTGATATCGATACAACTCTACCTAAGTTCATTCAATACTTTAAAGACAAGTATATTCAATCACTCCCAATATCTATTATAGCGGATCCTAAACTTTTAGTCAAGCATATTATTGACTTATATAGATCAAAAGGCACAGATAATTCATACAGACTTTTATTCCGTATGTTGTTCAATGAAGATATTGACATTTATATTCCTGGAAATTATCTTTTTAAATCATCAGATGCAGTTTGGAATATCCCAAGATATATTGAAGTAACGAATTTTTCAAATTTACAGCAATTAGTTGGTTATGAAATTTATAGTAGTTCTGGCGCGACAGCTGTCGTCGAAAGTTATTTTAAAAAAACAGTTAATCAAAAAACAGTAAATATTTTATTCTTATCAAATTTAAACGGCACATTTAAATACGACGATCAAATATTTTCACGTCAGTTTCCTAATATTACTGTTAGCAATGCACCGATTATAATTGGGTCTCTTTCGGCTATTGCTATAACAAGCGGCGGAGCAAATTATAAAACTGGCGATCTGTTGACAGTTCAGGGCAGCGGCACTGGCGGTGTTGCGCAAGTTGTTGCGACTCAAGTTGACAATGGTAAAGTTTCATTCACTCTTGTTAATGGCGGTTATGGATATGGCACAGATGCTGTTGTTACAGTAACAGGCGGTTATGGTTCTGGTGCTACGTTTAAAGTTGGCGGCATCACAAATATTCAAATTTTTAACTATAATACTGATATTATAAACAACGTATATAATACTGTACTTGATATTAGTACTGAAGGTTTTTCAATTAATACTGTATCTTCTACAGGAGCTTTTACAAATAACGAATTGGTAACTGCATCCGCAAATGTTAAACATCTAGATGTTTCATATATTTCTGGATCTATATCAAATGGCGAATCGATATCAAATACATCACTTGGGATTTCAGGATTAACAGTTTATAATTCTGACGGATCTATGTTATACATTACAGGTACCGATACAAATTTAAACAACGCTAATGTTGTTCCAGGAACTTATTTGATAAGTAATACAACAGGATCCGTTGTTAAAGTAAATGCAACATTTCCTAAAGTTACAGTTACTGGTAATGGTGTTGTAAATGCTGTAGTATCTAATACGACATTAGTAACAGTGTTTAATTCTACCAATACTATTGGTTATTTTATTCCAGGAAGTACTCTTACGGGTCAAAGCTCTGGAAAAACTGCAGTTGTTTCTGCTGTTAATAGATTAACAGATTGGAATTATTTTCCAGCAAATCCATCAGCTAGTAATTTAGATACAAAAATATTTAATGCATTAAATATTATTGCAAAACAAATTGGTCAGATAACTTATATTAATGGCGTGAATCCAGGAGTTGGTTATTCCGCAAATCCTACTGTTACAATAGTAGAACCATATGTTGCCGATGTTGGTATACCTGATGGATTTGGCGGTGTTTGGGGAAAAAATGCTACTGTTACTGCAGTAGCAGGTATTTCGTCTGGCGTTGTTTCTGCTGTAAAAATAGTTGACTCTGGATTCGGTTATAACCCAGAAGAATATATAAATTTAGTAAGCACAAATAATGTTTCATCAATAACAGGTTTTGCTATAGTTGATAAAGATGGCGCTGGGCAAGGTTTTTATGAAAATAATAGTGGTTTTACTAGCGATACTATATATCTTCAGGATGACGAATTTTATCAAGTTTATTCGTATCAAATTATCGCAACAAGAATGATTGATACATATGAAAAATTCGTAAGAGATTTAGTTCATCCATCAGGTGTTGCTCTTTACGGAAAATTTTCTGTTGTTAGTAATATAACAAATCAAGAATCAGCACCAGTATCTTTCTCACTTGTCCAAACAACATCATAAATATAACAATAAACAACCGTTGGAATTAAAATGGCAGTACTAACTATTCACCAATATCTTGATGCTGTAAATTCGTTTATTACAAACATAACGAATTCTAGAAAAGCATATTTTATGTATTTTGGCAAACCAACACCGTGGACGGATGCGAATGGTCAAATTAATGATTCGAATGTTCTTGTAGCAAATGCTTCGGTTTCTCAACACGAATCAGTAATTTATGATGACCTTACTTTTGGTTTAAGAATCAGTAACAATAATATCATTCAAATGATTCCTAGATATGACTGGGCTAATAATACATATTTTGATAGATATGATCAAAATGATGGTAATATGTATTCTAAAAAGTTTTTCGTTGTTACGGACAATTACGAAGTTTATAAAGTAATCGATAATAATAATGGTGCCAACTCAACAGTAAAACCATCTCTCACAACTCCATATGGTACATTTAATACATCTGATGGGTATACGTGGAAATATATGTATAGCATTAGTACTAATGCTAATACTAATTTCACATCAAACACATACATTCCAGTAACGCCAAATGCAAACGTAACTTCAAATGCTGTCGGAGGAACTATCGACGTTATTCGTGTTACTGCTGGCGGTAATAATTATCAAACATATTATTCTGGATATTTAACATCAACTGTTAATAATCACACAGTAAGTATCGATAGTGGAGCATCTCCATATAATGATTACTATACTGGTTCATCGATGTATTTAAATGCTGGTTTCGGTGCGGGACAAGTTAGTAAAATTACAAAATATGATGGACTTAACAAATTAGTTACTGTAACACCTGCATTTAACACTTATGCCGTATTCAATTTATCAGCACAAACTGGTTCTATTTCTGTTGGAAATATTTTAACTCAAAATATCGACAGCATTGCTTACTATTATCCTCAAGGAATTTTTCAAGTTGGCGATACAATTATTCAAACAGATACTGGTGCAAATGGTACAATTATAACTGCCAATTCAACAGTTCTTAAAGTTGTTCGTAATAGTGGCGCAAACGTATTTTCTCTTAATATTCCTATCTATGATACTACTCAAGGCGGATCGATACAATCAGGTACTGCTACTGTCCAGCCATTTCAAGTATTAAATATAACTTCGAATACTGGCGCATTTACAGTTGGCGAAACAATTTATCAAAGTAACGGTTCTGCCAATACAGCAAATGGTATTGTTTTTAGTTCGAATAGTTCTACAATTTATGTTGGCAAATCAACTGGTTCTTGGTCAAATTCTTATCAAGCTAAAGGTGTTAGTTCTAGTTCGAATGCGGTTATTAATACTGTATCGACAAGCAATAATGGTTTAAGTTACGTTTATATTTCAACTGGAACAGCGAATACTACATTTTCTGTAAATAATTATATTCGTGTTGGTTCTAATGCAAATACTAATATGCGAAGAATTACAGCTGTTAATACTACAGTTGTAACTACAGCAACTGCATTTTCAAATACTCTTGTTGCTAATTCATATTATTTAATGCCTTATGCAGCCGACATATTATCGACCACATTAACTTCTGCAAATGCTTATATTTCGAATACAAATCTTAATGGTATCAATTTAACTTATAATAACGTAGCTACTATCGGTCAAAGTTTTATCATCGGTGAAAAAATAGACCAAGTAGATATTAACAATATCTATCAAGGTGCAAATGCTATTATATCATATGCTAATTCATCGACACTTATCCTTAGCAATGTAAATGGAACAATTACTCCTGGACTTTTTGTAAGAGGCGAATCGTCATTACAAAAAGCATCTATTGTTTCTCAAATTAGTTATCCTAATATAACAACTACTGCTCCTACTGGAACTTTTGTTCTTGGGCAAACTCTTACTGCTAGAGATTCATCAACTTATGTTTCTCTTGGAACTGCTAATTTAATTTCATATTACACGATTCCAAATGCTCTTACTCAATATATAATTTCACCGACAGTAACGGTTACTGGAGATGGATCGAATGCATCGGCATATACAGTTGTTAATACTGCAACGAATTCTACAAATAACATTCAGCAAATTGTAGTAATTAATCCTGGATCTAATTACTCTAATGCTACAATTGCAATCTCAGCTAATTCGAATTATGGTAGTGGTGCAAAAGCTGCTCCTACTATTTCGCCAGCAACTGGTCATGGCTCAAATACATATTCTGAACTTGGCGCATCGTATGTTGGCATAACTGTTAATATCGCTAATGGTTCAACTCAAGGATATACTTTCCCAGTATATGGCAAATATCGTAAAGTTGGTATTTTAGAAGATCCGTTGTATAATGACATTACAGTAAATCTTAATAATTTTAATAGAGTAAAGTTGCAACTTACAAATGTTTCTGGCGTGTTTTCTAATAACGAAAGCGTGTTGCAATTAGGTAATATGGAAATGAATGGATTAAATATCTCTTCTAATACAGGTCCATTTACTCTTAAAGAAATAGTATATCAAAGTAATGGTTCTGCAAATACTGCATACGGAATCGTTTTTTCAGCCAATACTACTCAAATTGTTGTTAATCCTACAAATGGATATTTTGATACGTATCGCCAACTTAAAGGTGTTACTTCAGGATCAAATGCTGTAGTAAATACTATTTCTACAGTATTTTCAAATCAACAAACCGTTGGTGTTGGTATGGTTCTTTCATACACAGCTAATGTTGCTAATTCTACTCAAGGAACTCTTGTTCTTTATAATGCTCAAGGAACTTTTGCCGCAAATATGATGTTTGCTAACGGTGTTCCGTCAAACGATAATATTATCGGTATAAATTCTGGTTCTACAGCCAACGTAGCTGCTCAAAATACGGTATATTTTAGTTTAATTTCTAATGTTGAAATTGTTACTGAAAACACTTCATTATCTACTGCTCAAATTGTTGCATTGAATACTAACACTCAAATCGCTTTATCGAATGTTGAAGGTACATTTACTTCTAATAGTTATATCACTGATTTTCTTACTGGTGCTCAGGCTAATGTAACTTCACTTTATGGTTCTAATAATACGATTAATGTTACAAATATATTCGGTCAATATTTTAATCAAACATTAAGAATGCCATTAACTTCGAATACTTTACCATTTCAACAATTTGAAGTGCTAACTCAAGCTAGCACTAATGCTTATGGTACTATTATTTCAACAAATAATGATGTTGATATTGTATATACTGGAGCGAATGGTACATTTAATGTCGGAGATATTATCTCGAGCCAAAATGCAAGTTCAAATGGTACGGGTATCGTTACATTCGCGAATACTACATATTTGAGAGTGACAGCAAAGAATAAATCATTTGCGAATGGAGACATCTTTAAAAATATACTAAATACAGGTGCAACTATAGCTAATGTTTATACTGTTTTAGTATTAAATAATATCGGTGGACCAAATAGATTCCAGAGTGGAATATTATCTGCTAATATGGTTGGTTCTAATTCTGGGGCAATAGGATTAAATACAGTTAATAATAGTATCGTTTATCCTGATCTTGTAAGACTCTCTGGTGACGTTATCTATCTTGAAAATTTTGCACCCGTTACTTTATCAAATACTTCTACTGAAGTTGTTAAAATAGTTATTCAGTTCTAATACAGAGGAAAATATGACTCTACAAATTGATCTATCTCAGTCACCTTATTTTGACGATTTTAATGCTAATTCAAATTATTATCAAATTTTATATCGTCCTGGCGTTGCTGTTCAGACAAGAGAACTTAATGCTATGCAATCGATCTTACAAGATCAGATTAGCAAATTTGGTAGAAATTTAATTAAAGATGGATCAGTAACTGAAGGTTGCGCATTTACATTCGATAACAATTATCAGTTTGTAAAAATTAATGATAACTATGCAAACGGTACAGCATTTACAATTAGCAATTTTATCGGTAATATTATCTATAACACAAACGGTCTAAAAGCCAGTATTGTTAATGCAGTTCAAGGTTTTCAATCACAAGATCCATATCTTAATACTCTTTACGTTAAGTATATTAATACTGCAGTTTATTCGAACGGTTCGCCACAATCAACATTTAATGCAAACGATACTCTTGTAATCGCAACTACAGCTAATGTTGCCGTTGGTAATGTTACTGTTGCCACTTCGGCTAATGGTGTTACTGGAGTAGGCTACGCATTTACAACGACAAGTGGTACTATTTTTAAAGATGGTTACTTCATTAACGTATTGCCACAAACTATCGTTATTGATGCATTCAATAATGCTCCTGATAATATTTCAGTTGGTTTTGAAGCAGTTGAAAATATTATTACACCACAAGCAAATTCCGCTCTTTATGATAATGCTTCTGGAACGCCAAATTATCTTGCTCCTGGAGCACACAGACTCCAGCTTATTCCGACACTTGTTACTCGTCAAACAAATGCTGTTTCGAACACTATTTCGTTTTTCTCACTTTGCGATTTCGTTGCAGGTTATCCAGTTTCAATTAAAAATAATACTCAATTTGCTTCAATCGAAGATGAAATGGCTCGTCGTACGTATGAGACGAATGGAGATTTTATCGTATCGCCTTTCGTTCTTTCGACTACTCCAAGAATCGAAACTAATACCGCAAGTAACAGCACCTATTCGAATACAACTTATCTTAATTTAATTTCTTCGGCTGGTGAAGGTTATGTTGAAGGATACAATGTAAATTTCCTAAACAATAATGTAACGCCATTAAGAAAAGCAACTGACCTCGCGCCATCCACTGGTGCTGTGGTAACTACAAATTATGGCTATTATACTATTGTTCAAGAATATGTTGGTGATTTTCAAACAAATACATTACAACAAGTTCAACTTCATAGTGTAGCAAAACGTGCTATTTCTTCTGATTCGTTCCTTGGTGTTGGTTATTCTTCAACAACACAAATCGGTACTGCATACATCAGAGGCGTAGAAATTAATTCCGGTACTGCTGGTACTCCATCAGGTCAATATATTGTTTATCTATTCAATGTTCAGATGTATCCAGGGCAAAATTTTAGTAGTGTAAAAAGTATTATCAATTATAATTCAAGTTCGGTTAATGGTGTTGCTGATATTGTATTATCATTAGACAATACAGCCGTTATCCAACAATCTAATTATAACTCAATGATTTTCCCGTTTGGGCAAAAAGCTCTTTCTTCGAATGGATTTACAAATCAGCAATATGTATATCGCCGTGCTAATACATCTACATTTAGTACTTCAGGTATTATGACTGTTTCTGTTGGAGCTCCTAAAGGTTCGGCAACTGAAATATTTCAAGTTGAAGGAACTGAAACAGGAATTGGCACGTCAACATTTATTATCATACCAACTACTAATGGTACTACTGCAAATAAAAATGGTAACGTGTCTGTAACAGCTTCTCAATCTAATGTTACTGCAGTTGGATCAACTGCATTTCTAACTGATTATTCGGTCGGTGATTTTATTAGTGTTAATGGTCAAGTTAGACAAATTAATGTAATTTCAAATAATACATTAATGACTGTATCTAATACTTTTAGTAGCACAAATACAAACAGTAACCATTTTAAAATATTCCCAGCTGGTGTACCTTTAGATTTTACTAAAAGAGTTGGCGCGAATACGAGATCTATTGTTTCGACAGCTACTACTGCAACATTTACTCTTGGTGAAAGTCTTACTGGAACTATGGGCGCAAATGTTTACTATGATATTTTAAGAGAAGCTACAGTTCCTGTTAAAAAAGTTTTAAAATCTAGCGTATATGTTGCTATTAACTGTGCTAGTCATTCAGCTGGTTCAAATGGTCCTTGGTCTTTAGGTCTTGCTGATGTTTATAGCATCAACGGTATCTATATTAATAACGGAACATTTAGTAATACAGTTACGAATAGTAGATCATTATTTTCTGTTGATAACGGGCAGAGAGATAACTATTACGGTCTTGCTCAAATATATGCACTCGGAAATAGTCTAACTACAAACTCAAGAATTCTTGTTGATGTTAGTATATTTACATATGACCAATCTCAAGGTGTTGGTTTCTTTAATGCAAATTCATATCCGATTGATGATACTAATACTTCAAATACAACAGCTATTCAAACTCAACTTATTCCACAGTATAAATCAACTTCTGGAACAGTATACGATTTAAGAGATAGTATTGATTTTCGCCCTTGGGCAAATAACACTGCTAATACATTAGCTAATTCAACAAATTGGTCAACTGTAGCGACTATCAACCCTTCTGCCGTATTAACATATTATATCGATCCTTCTTATGGTTCTTTTATTCCAACTCCAGACACTAATTATCAAGCGAATATTCAATCATATTATGCACGTACAGATATTGCGGTTATTACTACTTCTGGCCAATTCAAAGTATATGAGGGAAAACCATCAGTCAATCCTAGTTCTCCACAACCTCCGAATGGTACAATGACTCTTGGTATTGTTAATATTCCGCCATACCCTTCATTATCTACACCAGAAGCAAAAACTGCTAATAGATATGATTATGCTATTACATCTACGATTACTCAGCAAAAACGCTATACTATGAAAGATATTGGCGGTCTTGCAAATCAAATTAATAATCTTCAATATTATACATCATTATCATTGCTTGAACAGTCAGCAACAAATCTTCTTGTTCGTTCAGGAACTACTGGTCAAAATAGATTTCAAAATGGTGTCCTTGTAGAACCATTTACCGATCACAGCATTGGTAATACCAAAGATCCAACATATAATATTGCTATTGATTCAAATTCTGGAAATATGAGACCTGCATTTTCGCAAATGCAAAGACCTTTAACATATAACAATAATGCTAGTTCTAATACTGTCAAAGCAGGTAAATATGTGATGCTAGCGTATACAGAAAATGCATATCTTTCACAACCTTATGCATCAGCATATAGAAATGCAATCGAAGGAAATATATATCATTGGAATGGAACTATATCATTTAATCCATCTGGATCAACTCAACCTGATATAACAGTATCGCCAGATGTTGTTACTGATTTAGATCTTTCGTCGAATTGGGTAAATCTTGCAGCTGCATATGGAACTCAATGGAGCAATTGGAAAGCAGTAAGTACTAAAACTGTTAATACATCAAACAGTACATATAATAGTTCTACAAAAACTACAACTGTTCAAAGATCTGCTAATTCATACACAGCTAATGTTGCCACTAGTAATTATAATCTTGGAACTTATGTAACTAATGTTTCTATTCTTCCGTATATACAGCCAATCATAACACGCTTGACTGCTACTGGTTTAAAACCAAATACTCGTGTTTATTCGTTCGTAAATAATGTTGATGTTAATAATTTTGTTATGCCAGCTGCCATTACATATAAAATTAATAATAAAGTAGTTCCGCACAAATATTGGGCTAATCCATCAGTAGGTGCTAATTCGGTTGTTTCTGCTAATACAATATTCAGCCCAGCAAATTCTAGTGTAACTTATGGTTCTCCAGTTTATTCAGATAATACTGGTACGGTATATGCATATTTCAAAATACCAGCTAATACATTTACTGCAACTACTTTAAATTTTAGTATGGTTGATGTGCCAAATATAATAACTGGTGCTAATGCTATTACAACTCAGGCAATTGGTACTTTTTATGGTACTAATCTTTCATTAGGTAAAGGATCTTCAATTCTTTCCGCTCAAGAAGCTACTTTTAATATTTCTCAAGTAACTCAAACAGCAAATGTTGTAGTAAAAACTAGTCAGTCGAATATTACAGTAACTATAGTAAGTAACGACGGTGGCGGTGGTGGTGGTGGTAATAATTTTGTTGTTGATACGGTACAAGCTGATAATCCTACCGAAACAACTGGAGCAGCTGATACCTCCGGAACTTCTAGTACAGGTAGTACTGGAACTACTACTGGTCCTGGCGATCCACGTGGCGCAGCAGAAGCAGCAGGTCTCGGTAGTGCTACTGGACCTGCCACGAATGGATCTTCAGCAGATCCACGTGGAACTGGAGAAGCAAATAGTCTTGGAAATAACGATACTTCTAGCCCAGAACCAGAAAAAAGCGATCCAGAAGGATGACGGATAATTTTATTCGAATTATTTAATAAATATGTTAATTAACTTAGAGGTATAAATGACTGTTCCAATTGCCCAAACATTTTATGTTAACGAGCCAGTAGGTGGTGTAGAAGGTGTTATTTTAACATCTGTTGATGTTTATTTTCAACAAGTAAGTTCTGCTTACGGTGTTGAACTTAGAATTTGCACAACTCAAAATGGTCAACCAACTCCATATATGCTACCAGAAGCTACTTTAACTCTTAATCCTTCCGATACATATAGTAACGGAACGCCAATTATAAGAGCTTCTACTGATGCAACTGTACCTACTAGATTTACATTCGATTCCCCAATTACTTTACAAACACAAACTTCATATGCATTAGTAATTATTCCTGTCGGCGGCAATCCGGATTATACTATTTGGACTGGTTCAATCGGTGGTTCAGACGTTACTACAAATACACCGATTTACCAATCAGCTACTACTTACGGAACTTTATATCTTTCTACAAATGATATTGATTTTACGCCTGTTAAATCTGAAGCTATGAAATATACTCTTTATACTGCAGATTTTACCACTAGTGGTGGTGTAGGTACTGCAGTTTATAATATTGCTAATTGCGAACAACTATTAATAAGTACGATGACTGGTAGTTTTAATCCAAATGAACGTGTTTATGTAAGTAATAATGTTTTTAAACAAGCTCTATTGACCATATCTTCTAATACTGGTTCGTTTACTTCTGGCGAAACAGTTTACCAAAGTAATGGTTCTGCTAATGTTGCGACTGGTTATTTGGTATTTGCAAATACTACTAAGTTAATAATTGGATCTTCAAATGGGGCATGGGTAGTTTCTTCTTCTAATACTACATTTAATGTTAAAGGTTCAACATCGGCGGCTAATGGTGTTGTTTCTGTGGTTTCCCAAAATGCGGCAACTTATTCTAATACAACAATAACATTACCTACTACAAGTAATGGTACATCAAATATATTTTATTCGAACCAAACTATTTTTGTTGCTACTAGCAGCAGATCTATAGCACAACCTCGTCTTGTTGTAAGCACTGTAAATTCTACTGCTATTACTGTTGATGCTAATGTTACCTTTACTGATCCTAATGCATTAGTTGGCAAAATTAATGGCGATAATTATTCTCTTTATGGTTATTATAGCGGAACAAAAGGGGTATATAATACAAGCGTACCAATTAATCTTTATGGGTCTACTGCAAATAGTTCAGTAAATTTTAGTAATTCATATATGCAACTTTTAATTGGTTCTAGTTCTGGAAGTTCTGCAACAATTCGTTATAATAGTGATTCATTATACGATGCTGTTATACCTAAAATGGCTCAAAATGATACACAATCAACGAATATCGATTGGTCTTTACAAGGAATAACATCTTCTAATACTTATGATGCTACAACAACTTCTCTTACGGATTTTGTAGTAACTGAATTTTCTGATACAGAAAGATCAATTAAATCTAGAAGTACCGAGTACATATTATATTCTGGAAATAGTACAACTAGTGTTACTGCATCAATAACAACTTCTAATAATAAAATATCTCCATATATCGATACGATTAGTAATTCATTAACATTAACTAAAAATTTATTATATAACTCAAATGATATATCTGGTTATGTTATAACTCGTAGCATTAGTAGCAATAATTATTCTTATTTTAAAACAGGAATGCAAGTAACACAAAATAATGGTGTGACTAATACTGCTACTGGTACCGTACTTGGTGTTGATCCAATTTATATTTCAATAAGTAATGTTACAGGTAATTTTGTTTCTGGTAATACGATTTATCAGGTAGGTAATCAAAATGTCAATGCTCTAGTAACATCTTCAACTGAAATTAATGAAAAATATTCTTCTAATGTTTTCCTTGGCCAATCAAGATATATTTCTAAAAGCGTTGTTCTTGCTACTGGTCAAGATGCAGAAGATCTTGTAGTTTATATTGGTGCATATCGTCCAGCTGGTTCTAACCTTCAAGTATATGGACAATTATTGAATGCCCACGATCCAGATCCATTAACATCAAAAATTTATTCAAGACTTATCGAACAGCCAACATCAACTGCATTAGTTAGTAGTTCTACTAATACGAATGATTTCGTTGAACTTGTTTATGGTTTACCACAGAGCCAGTTAGTTTATTCTAATTCCGTTGCTTGTAGTAATGCTTCGGCTAACATAACTATTAATTCGCCATATACAGTAGCACCATTTTCAAACGGTCAATATATCTATTTAAATAATGCGAATACTGGCGGTTCAAATACTTCTACGTTCAATGTTCGTCAAATCGTTGGTGTTAATTTAAATTCGAACAGCACTGTTCTTACTCTTAACTCACCGCCATCTGTTGTTGGTAACTCTACATGGTATGCGGATATTGGTATTATTCCAGGGCTTGAACATCAATCCGGCGCATTTAATTATATGAATAATCTTGGTATTACTCGATACGTATCTAATACAGATATCGTTTATGATACATATTTAACTTTTGCAATTAAAATTGTACCAACATCAAATAATCCAGTTATTGTACCTCGTTGTACAGATATGAGAGCTTTGGCGCTTCAAGTATGAAAAAACATCTTTTGGTAACAGATCGTAAAGATCTTATTCGTGATGCTGATAGTAAAGCAATATTAAATACAGATCCTTCTTTGCTTAATAAATACAAAGAAGAACGTGAATTTAAATTAAAGTTGGTAAAAGTTGTCGATGAACAAGAGCAACTTAAAACTGATGTAACAGAAATAAAACAAATGCTAAAAGATCTTTTAGGAAAATTACAGTAAAATGACAATCAATTTATCACAAGTAGGTAATACTCAAAGTTTTGGTACGTGGTTACAGAGAACCAATGATTTGGTCGTTGCTATGGGTTCGAACGTCGTAACTGTAGATACTACTGTTGGCGGATCTGTTTCTACTGGTAACGCATTCGTTAATGGTATTTTTGGTTCTAATACTCTTTATGTTACTAATATTATAGCTGGTAATATTTCAGTTAATGGCGCATCAGTTAATATTAATTCGAATCTTAACGTAACTGGCGTTACCGCAGTATTCGGTAACTCTTCTTCAAACGTACAACTTGGTTATCTTTCAGCTCCTAGTTCTATTCAAGAGAGTTTTGGTAACCAAAATAATTATGTTCAAATATTTCTACAAAATGCAAACAGTGGCCAATCTGCTTCTGCAGATTATGCCGCATATAATGATCAAGGCACAAATGGCAACGTATTTACTAATATGGGTATTCTTAGTTCCCTTTGGTCAAATACTACTTGGACTATAAATGGACCAAACGATGGTTATGTTTATAGCGGAAATAATAATTTTTCAGTTGGTACTGCTGGTCAAGCATACATTAACTTTTTCGCGAATGGTACTTTAGCCACTAATGAAATTATGCGTTTAACTTCTGGTGCCAATGTTGGTATCGGTAATACAAATCCAAACGCTCGTTTACAAGTAACTGGTACTGCTAATGTTGATGGTGTTTTTAATGTCGGCGGTGCTACTACTTTAGCAAATACTATTATTGTAACTGGAAATGCCACTTTTAGCAATCAAACAATACATACTGGTAATGTTTCGTTTAGTAATCAGATTACAGTTACAGGTAATGCTATTTTTAGCAATTCTGTTTTAATTGTTGGCGCAACTGTTCATTCTAATACAATAAATGTCGTTGGTGCTTCTAATTTACAATCATCAGCTAACGTGGGCGGGACATTAGGTGTTGCTGGTGCAGCTAACTTATTAAGCACTCTAGGTGTAAATGGTGCTGTTACTATTGCGAATACACTAGCTGTAACAAATGCGGTAACATTATCAAATACTTTATCTGTTACGAATTCTGCTAATTTATTAAGTACTGTTGGTATTACAGGTGCAGCTAATTTATTAAGTACTGTTGGTATCGCTGGTGCAGCTAACTTATCTTCTACAATTGGCGTAGTTGGGGCAGCTACATTATCTAATACTATCGCAGTTACTGGTGCGGCTACTTTCAGCAATACATTAGCAGTTACTAATACAGCTACTTTTAGTAATAATATAACAGTTGGCGGAACTGCTACTATTAATTTAGCTGCTACTTTTAGTAACACTATAGCAGTTACTGGTAACGCTACTTTCAGTAATCAAACAACATATACTGGAAATGTTGTTTTCAGTAATACTATCGCTGTAACTGGTGCGGCTACTTTATCAAATATATTATCAGTAACTGGTGCGGCTACTTTAAGTAATACTATCGCCGTAACTGGTAATGCTACTTTCAGTAACACTATCGCTGTAACTGGTGTCGCTACTCTTAGTAGTACTATAGCAATTACTGGTGCTGCTACTTTAAGTAATACTATCGCTGTAACTGGTAATGCTACCTTTAGTAACACTATCGCTGTAACTGGTGCGGCTACTTTATCGAATACATTATCTGTAACAAATACAGCTACTTTTAGTAATACGATAACAATATCTGGTCTTACAACAGTTAATAGTATTTCTGTTGGTAATGCGGTGACTATTGGTGGTCTTGCAACATTTAGCGGAAATGCAGTATTCAATAATCCTATAAATGCAACTAATGTTTATATTAGTACCATTAATTCGTCATCAAATGGTTTTTATGCTAACTCTACAACAATCGTCGTCGGAAACTCTTCTACCAATACATCGATTGTTGGTGGTAACGTATATGCAAACTCAGTAACGACATATAATCTTAATGTTACGGGTACTATAGTTGGTGGGTTCTCTGCTGTTGGTAGCATTATACCTTCGCCAAATAATTCTCTTGTTATTGGAAATGCATCAAATACATTTGCTAATGCATACATAACAAATGTTTATTCAGGTTTTGTAAGTACAACTAATGTTACTGCAACTGTAGCGAATCTTACAACTCTTAATGTTTCTGGAACATACAATGGCGTACTAAACGTCAATGGTAATATTACATCAGTTGGAAATGCGGTATTTTCGATAGGTACTGTTTCTAACGTATTTACTTCAGCTTATGTTACTAATGTATATACTAATGCTATTATTTCTCAAAGCGGTTCGTTGTTTTTAAATGCGAATTCAGTTATTAATGGATCATTAAGTTTAAATACTAATACTTCAACAAATACTACTCTTATAGTTGCCAATACTTATCAATTTACAAGTAACGTAGCTCAAATAGCCGATAGTTTCTCGGCTTCTACTTATAGAACTGCTGAATATACTATTCAAGTCGTTGATAATACATCACCAACATCGCTTGGGTATCAAATGAGCAGACTTCTTCTTGTTCAAGATGGCACTAATGCATATATTACTGAATATGGTCAAATTTATAGCAACACAACATTAGGTGCTGTTGCTACATTTACTGCAAACATATCAGCTGGTGTGGTTCGTCTTTATGGAACAGCGACAGTTGGAACTGTATCTACTTCAAACGTCGTAGCAAAAATACTAAGAACAACATTCACGGTGTAATATGGCAGTAAAAGCTAACATAACAATCGACCAAGGTACTACTTTTAGTACTCAGATTACATTAACAGACGCAAATAATAATCCATTAAACCTTACTGGTTATACTGGCGAATCTCAAATGCGTAAATGGTATACATCAAATACTGCTACAAATTTTAATATTGCTTTAGCAAACAATATAATAACACTATCAATGGATGCGAATACAACAGCAAGTATTACTAATGGGCGTTATGTTTATGATGTTAAACTTACAGATGGATCAGGAAACGTAACTAGAATCGTCGAAGGACAAGTTACTGTTACTCCAGAGGTATCTATGTAATGACTATGGTATTAGTCTCTAATACATCTGTTATTATAGCAAATGTAGTAGCTACTGTAAATGTGATTTCGGCTAACGTAACATCATTAACATCATATGCTGTAAATACTGCAGTTAATGCGATAACACTTTATAATAATGGAAATGCGAATTTATATTTTGTCACAGGTGTTTAATTATAAATAATAAAAATAACTATCTGAGGGAGATTGAACCAGATGACCGATAATATATTTAGAATCAAAAATGGTTTACAGGTAAATAATAACCTGATTTTTGCCAACAACGGTCAAGTTGGCATCAACAATACTTCTCCCGATGCAAATTTAACGATTACTGGTACTGCTAACGTACAGGGCGCATTTGGCGTAACTGGCGTTACATCGCTTGTTGGTAACGTAACTATAGTAGGTAATACATTTACAGTCACATCAGCCAACGTAACTGCTAACATTGTTACTATTGCTAACAGTGGTATTTTAACTGTAGGTAACTCTAGCGTAAATACACAAACTAATTCTACTTACTATTATACTGGTAACACATCAATATACGGATTTTCAAATTCATTAACTCATGGTGTAGTCAATACTGTCGGTAACGTAGCTATAACACCAACATATGTTGCAATTAGTAATGCTACCGTTTCAAACGTATTCATCGCTAACTTATCGGGTATCTATACAACTGGTGTTGTTAATGCTGGTTCTATTCAAGTTGGTTCGTCTGACGTAATTAATACATCAGGTATCTATACAGTTGGTGGCGTTAATGCTACATCGTTTACAGCCGCTAGTCTTTCGGTAAGTAATGCTGGCGTTACGATAACTGGTAATACAAGCGTTCCGACAGTAACACTAGCTAACAGCGGTTTAATTACTATCGGTAATAATAGTACAACACAAATTACTGCTGGTTTTAATATAGCCAATTCTACTGGTAACGTAACAATATCTCCAATATCTCTAGCAGTTCAAAACTCTACTGCTGCGGTAACTTCGCTTACTCTTACGGGTATTACTACTGCTAACCTAGCCGTAACGAATGCTGCTACTTTTAGTAATACTATGGCTGTTACTGGTGCTGTAACTTTATCAAATACGTTATCGGTTACTAATACGGCTACTTTCGCTAATACTATAGCTGTTACTGGTGCTGTAACTTTATCAAATACGTTATCGGTCACTAATGCTGTTACTTTTTCAAATACTCTATCAGTAACTGGCGTTATTAATACTACTTCATTTACTGCTGGCACAACTGGCACAGGTACTGGTGGTTTAATAGCTAATACATCAGCTGTTTTTGTTGGTAATAATAGTATTAACGCTCAAATTAATACAACTTCTCTTTCTATTGGTGGCAACCCAATCGCCAACTCTACTGGAGCAAACAACGCATTTAATCTTGGCGGAACTTCAGCAGCATCTTATCAATTAAATAGTACTCTTAATGCAAACATTGCATCATATTTACCAACATATGCTGGCGTTGTTAATGCTTCTTCGATTAATACTGGTGCAACTGGCACAGGTGCTGGTGGTTTAGTAGCTAATACATCAGCCTTGTTTATCGGTAATAATAGCATCAATGTTAATATTAATACGACTGCTCTTTCTATCGGCGGTAATCCGATTGCTAATAGTACTGGTGCTAATAACGCATTTAACCTTGGCGGAACTGCAGCTGCCTCATACCAATTAAATTCCACGTTATCTGCTAACGTAGCGACATTAACATCAAATAACACTAATTTTGTTGGGACAGTTTCGGCTGCTAACGTAGTTTCTAATGCCCAGTTATCATCTAATTTAACCAACTACCAAACAACTGCTGGTTTATCTGCTAACGTAGCTACATTAACATCAAACAACGCTACTAATCTTGGCGGAACTGCAGCTGCCTCATACCAATTAAATTCCACGTTATCTGCTAACGTAGCGACATTAACTTCTAATAATTCTACATATTTTAATGGTCAAGCTGCATCATATTATACTAATGCTACTAATTTAGCAACTGGTACTGTAGGAACAGCTCGTCTTGCTTCAGGAACTGCTAGTTCGACTACATATTTACGTGGCGATCAAACTTGGGCTACAGTTTCTACAGCAAATGGTATTTTAGATTATCAAGCATTTACTTCTTCAGGAACATGGACAAAACCAACAGGTCTAATAGGTGGTGATCTTGTAGTAGGTGTTCTAGTAGGCGGAGGTGGTGGTGGTGGCGGAACTGGAGGTACTGTTGGTAATGCTGGTGGAGCTTCTGGTGGTTATGCAACTTATTTTTCGGTATTAGCAGATTCATTGCCAGCTACTTGTACAGTCACTATCGGTGCTGGTGGTGGAGCTGCTGATAACGGTGCCAGAGGAGGAAATACTACTTTTGGAAATACTACTTTTTACGCATCTGCTTATGGCGGAACTGGAGGTAGTGTTGGTGCTGCTGGATTAAATTGGGACGTTACTGGCACCTCTCTTAATAGCGTCGCACCTCCAATCAATTATGGTGGCAACGGTGGATCTCCTGGCGGCACATCGGCAATGGGTGGCGGAGGTGGTGGTGGTCCAGGAACTAGCGCTAAAGGTGGAATATCTTTTGGCGGTGGTAATGGCGGCAATTATGGTCTGTCTGGCGTAGCTCCAGGCGGTGGGGGTGGAGGTGGCGGTAATGGTGCTGCTGGCGGTGCTAAAATTTGGGTTATTAGAAAACAAGCGTATTAATACGAGGATAATATGGCAACTTATGCAATAGTTAATAGCAATACTAATATTGTTGAAAATCATATCGAATGGGATGGTATCACTGAATATGAACCGCCCGAGGGAACAATTTTAATTGAAGTAGTCAATCAGATGGTAGATTTTGGTTACACTTGGAATGGAAGTACTTTTATTGCTCCAGAACCTACACCTAAACCTCAGCCAACATTAGCAGAATTACAGGCTCAACTAGCTACAATAACAGCACATATACAAGCATTAGCAAATACATAATTTATTTAATACTGTTGGTAATCGAGTAACTATAAATACAAATAAAACACGAGGTATCCAATGGCAGTTCCACAATCAAGAGCAGATTTTATTGAGTATTGCTTACGTAAACTTGGTAAACCTGTAATCGAAATTAACGTCGATGATGATCAAGTAAGTGATCGTGTTGATGAAGCAATTCGTTGGTGGTGGGATTATCATTTTGACGGTGCCGATAAAGTATACTACAAATACAGAGTAACTCAAAACGATATTATCAATCGTTATGTTACAATGCCAGATAACATTATTGGTGCTGTTAATATTTTTCCAATCGGTCAGGCTCTTAATACTAACAATATGTTTAATATTCGTTATCAGATCGCATTAAACGATTTGTATACGTTGACTTCGGTTTCGATGGTTCCATACTATATGGCACTGCAGCACGTTCAATTTCTTGAACAGATGCTTGTTGGTCAACAGCCTTTACGTTATAACCGTCATATGAATCAAGTATTCATTGATATGGATTGGACAATTGTTAACGTAGGCGATTATCTTATTATCGAAGCATACCAAGTAGTTGATCCAGACGTATACACTCGCGCATGGGGCGACCGTTGGTTAGCTCGTTATGCCGAAGCACTGATTAAACAGCAGTGGGGAACTAATATTAAAAAGTATCAAGGAATGCAACTTCCTGGAGGTATGACTTTTAATGGTCAGCAAATATACGATGAAGCTACGCAGGAACGTAGAGAATTAGAACAAGAAATGATTACTAATTATACAATTCCTGTTTCTGATATGATCGGCTAATTTATGTCAGGAAGCACCAATTTTTTCTTTAATAATTTTAATAGCTCTCAGGAACAAAATCTTCTTGAAAGTCTCATCATAGAAGCAATTTCTATCTATGGTGAACAGATGTATTTTATTCCTAGAAATATTAATAATTTTGATCAGCTTTATACAGCTGATGATCAGTCATCTTATACCCAAACATATGCTGTTCCTATCTATATTGAAAACATCAATGGTTTTACTGGCGACGGTAATTTTATGTCGAAGTTTGGTCTTGAAATTCGTGACCAAGTTACGTTCTCTATTGCTCAACGTGTATTCAGTGAACAAGTTGGTATATACACTAAATTAATAAGACCACGTGAAGGTGATATTTTATATTTTCCATTAAACAATAAATGTTTTCAAATTAAATTTGTTGATAAGTTCGAAATGTACTATCAACTTGGAAAACTTTATACTTGGAAAATGACTTGCGAGTTGTTCGAATATTCAGATGAAGTATTCAATACTGGTATACCAGCTATTGATTCTATGCAACAAAATCTTAGTACCAATATTCTTGACTATAGCGTTATGGACGAACAAGGAAATTGGCTTACTGATGAAGATGATAACTATCTAGTTATGGAACAATATAATCTTAATACAATCCTTCCAGGATCTGATAATGAATACCTAGCAACTACTTCTGCTGGATTTATTGATTTTAGTGAAGTTGATCCATTCAGTGAAGGCACTTATTAATGTTTCGTCAAACTTTCTACTTTAGTTTAATAAGAAAATATGTAACTCTTTTCGGTACGTTGTTTGATGACATCGCTATTGAAAGAACAGATAGTGCTGGTAACGAAACAGCTTTCATTAAAGTTCCAATTACGTATGGGCCAAAAGAAAAGATGTTGGCTCGTATTTTACAAGATCCAACTATTCAACGTCAGTCAGCAACTCCAACGATGCCTTTTATGTCATTCGAGATGACTAATATAACATACGATTCTACTAGAAAACTAAATACAGTTAACAAGTATGCACATACTAGTAATACAACTACAAGTTCTTTGATTTATCAATACACTCCAGTTCCATATAATATTGGTTTCCGTCTTTATATTATGGTAAAAAATACTGAAGATGCGACTAAAATTATAGAACAAATTCTTCCATTTTTTACTCCTGACTGGACAACGACAGTTCGTCTTATTCCCGAAATGAATGTCGAGCATGATATACCAGTTGTTCTTGGTACAGTTCAACAGGAAGATACATATACTGGCGACTTTAAAGAAAGACAAGCTCTAACTTGGACTCTCGATTTTACGATGAAATCTTATCTATATGGTCCAGTAAAATCTGGTGCTATTATTCTTTTTACAAATACAGTTTTTTATTCGCCAGACGCAAACAATTATAATACATCAAATAGTATTTCTGCAGCTGTTGGATTTACTAATCCAGTATTATACGAAACAATTCAGCCTGGATTAACATCAAACGGTCAGCCTACTTCAAACGCTGCTCAGTCTCTTGCTGCTAATCTTATTTCCGCAACGAGTGATTTTGGATATATCTCTAATACATTTAACTTATCATGACAAATGCAAACAACGACCCATTAGGAAATGCACTTAACATATCGCCGATGCCAAAAAACGATGCTATAAAAGACATCGTTGCTTTAGCACATGATGATAGTGCAAAAACAGATTTCGAATTAGCACGCTCGAATATCCATGAAATTATTCAAAGCGGTTCTTTCGCTATAGAAAAACTATCTCAAATTGCCGATCAAAGTCAACATCCAAGAGCATTTGAAGTTCTTGGTGGACTTATGAAAACTATGCTTGATGCTAATAAAGATCTTATGGCATTACAGAAACAAATTCGTGAAATTAGTGCAGCCGATATTCCAATGAACGAAGAAGCTAGAAACGTAACAAATAATCTTTTCGTTGGTTCTACAGCTGAACTCCAAAAAGCTATCGAGAATATGAAAAATGGCTAATGCAGTAAAAGGTTATAACGGTAATTCTCTTATTAAGAGATCTAATCAAGCCATAGAGTTTGATCAAACGATGGTCGAAGAGTATATAAAATGCTCTAAAGATCCAGTATACTTTACCGAAACATATATGAAAATTATTAATATCGATAAAGGTCTTGTTAATTTTACATTATATGATTATCAAAAAGAAATGCTTAAATCCATGGCAGATAATCGTTTTACGATTATTGCTACAGCTCGTCAGGCAGGTAAATCTACAACAACTTGTGCATTTATTCTTTGGTATATTTTATTCCAAGCCGATAAAACTGTTGCTCTTCTTGCCAATAAAGGCGACACTGCTAGAGAAATTCTTGGTCGTGTTCAACTTGCGTATGAGCATCTTCCTAAATGGCTCCAGCAAGGTGTTGTTGAATGGAACAAAGGTTCATTCGTATTAGAAAATAATTCTCGTGTTATAGCTTCTGCTACTTCAACCGATTCTATTCGTGGTTATTCGATCAATCTTCTATTCATCGACGAAGCAGCATTTATCGAAAACTGGGATGAATTTTTTACATCGGTTTATCCTACAATTTCATCTGGTCTTGAATCTAAAATTGTTCTTGTTTCAACACCAAACGGTTTAAATCATTTTTATTCTATTTGGCATAATGCTAGTGAAAATAAAAATGGTTATCATCCAATCAGGGTAGGTTACGAAAGAGTTCCTGGACGTGATGAAAAATGGAGACTTGATACTTTAGCAGCAATGAACTTTGATACCGAGAAGTTTGACCAAGAATATAACGTCGAATTTATGGGTAGCTCTGGTACTCTTATTGCAGGTTGGAAGTTAAAACAACTTGTTGCTCAAACTCCAATACACAAAGATAATGGTCTTTTCCTCTATGCTCCGCCAGTACAAAATAATGCTTATGTTATAATTGCTGACGTTTCAAGAGGTAAAGGATTAGATTATTCGGCATTTAGCGTTATTAATGTTACGACGATGCCATACGTTCAAGTTTGTGTTTTTCGTAGTAATATATTAACGCCAGCTGACTATGCTGATGTCGTTCATCAAATTGCTAAACGATACAATAATGCATCCGTTCTTGTAGAAATTAATGATATCGGCGAACAAGTTTCACATACACTTCATGGCGAGTTTGAATACGAAAACGTATTATTTACAGAGCATGCTGGCAGAAGTGGTAAACGTATTACTTCTGGATTCGGCGCAAATGTTGATAAAGGTATTCGTACGACTAAAACTGTTAAATCAGTTGGTTGTTCCATAGTTAAACTTTTAATTGAACAAAACCAACTTATTATTAATGATTTTAATACAATTAGTGAGCTTTCAACTTTTTCGAAAAAAGGTCAAAGCTACGAAGCCGAGCCTGGAAATCATGACGATTTAGTAATGGGTCTTGTACTTTTTGGGTGGTTATCTGACCAACAATATTTCAAAGAATATACTAACATAAATACACTTATGAAGTTAAGAGAGAAAACTGAAGAGGACATTGAAAATGACCTTCTGCCTTTTGGTTTCGTAGATTTTGGAGATGATTTTGAAAGTATAGTTGAACCCGTTTCAGCCAAAAACTGGATGACGGAGCTTGAAAACCAAAATTTATAAATAATAAAGAAAATTAAAATTATCTTCCAAAGAAGGAGAATAAAATGGCATTTCAAGTTAGTCCTGGAGTAAATGTTACTGAAGTTGATTTAACTACGATTGTTCCTACAGTTGCTACAACTACTGGTGCTCATGCTGGTATTTTTAACTGGGGACCAGTAAGTTTACCAACTCTTGTCGGTTCTGAAACACAAGTAGTTTCTCAGTTTGGTTATCCAAACGCAAACAATGCAGAAACTTGGTTCACCGCAGCTAACTTTTTAACATATGGCAACAGCCTTTACATCACTCGTGCTGCTAATACTTCTGGATCATATGTTTCAAACTCATCAGCAACAACTGCTAACTCATTAGCTGTTGCTCTAAATGCTTATGCTCCTGCAAATGCTGCCGCAAATACTGTTAATCCAGCAGTTCTTAACCAAACAAATTATTTCAGCGTTTGGTCAAATACTAATTCAAACGGTTTTATTTCAACTACATTTGATTCGAACATCTATTATGCTGCTAAATATCCTGGCCAGTACGGTAGTTCTATCCGTGTTGCAGTTTGCGATAGCCCAAATGCTTATACTTCAAATCTTAATTCAAATGGAACAACTGAATTTGCCAATATAACAGTAAGCATCGGAAGCAGCAATCTTGTTATTGCAGCTGCAAATGCTACTGGCGGCGTTGATGCGGGATCGATAACTTTTGCTAACAGTTTAGTATCTACCCTTACTGCTGGTGATATTTTAGTTATTGGTAACACTTCTATCGGTTATCAAAGAGTACAAGTAAAATCTATTGGCACTGTTAACTCTACTGCTTCTGCTAATATTACTCTAGTAGCTCCTTATCGTTTACCATCAGACTATGTATCAAATAGCAGCGTAAATACAGTAACTCCAAGATATTGGGAATTTTCTACTGTTATTGGTACTGCACCTGGAACGAGCGCATGGCAAACACAATATGGAAATACTTCCGTAGTTGATCAGTTACATGTTGTTGTAGTCGACCAAAATGGTGTATTTACTGGTACTCCAGGAAAAATTCTTGAAACATTCTCTAATCTTTCTCGTGGTGTTGATAACAACAGTCAAGGTGGTGCTAATAATTACTACGCAACTGTTTTAAATCAATCATCAAATTATATTTGGTGGGCAAACGATCGTTCTGGTGCTGTTTCTAATACAACATCAAAATTAATAAATTCAACTAACCAAACTCCGTATACCCAACAAATGATTCAAGGTATGGATGGTTATAACGAATCAAACGCACCTTTAGCAACTATTGCTGCTGCTTATAACTATTATGCTTCGGCTTCAAATATCGATATTTCTCTTCTTCTTCAAGGTAAACCAATTTCTGGTACAACTACTGTTAATGGCCAAACTGTTAACAACTTCCAGCTTGCTAACTACCTTACTCAAAATATCGCTGAAGTTCGTAAAGATTGTGTTGTATTCATTACTCCAGATGATGCTGTTGTAAAAGGAAATTCTGGCCAAGAAGCAACTTCTACAGTTAATTGGAGAAATGCTTTAGTATCTAGTTCTTATGCTGTAATGGATTCTGGTTACAAGTATATGTACGATCGCTATAATGACGTATACCGTTATGTACCATTAAATGGTGATATCGCTGGTTTATGTGCTCGTACGGACTTTACAAATGATCCATGGTGGTCACCTGCTGGTTATACTCGTGGTGGTATTAAAAATATCGTTAAGCTACGTTGGAACCCAACTCAAACCGATCGTGATCTTCTATATCCAAACGGAATCAATCCAGTAGTTACATTCCCAGGACAAGGAACAATTCTTTACGGTGATAAAACACTTCAAACACAGCCTTCTGCATTTGATCATATCAATGTTCGTCGTCTGTTTATTGTTCTTGAAAAATCTATTGCAACTGCTGCAAAATATTTCCTATTCAACTTCAACGATGCATTTACTCAAGCTCAATTTAAAGCTCTTGTAAATCCATACCTAAGACAAGTTCAAGGTCGTCGTGGTATTACTGATTATCTTGTTGTTTGTGACGGAACTAATAATCCGCCAGTAGTTGTTGATGCAAATCAGTTTGTCGGTGATATTTACATCAAGCCAAGTCGCTCAATCAACTACATTCAGTTGAACTTCGTAGCGGTTGCGACTGGTGTTCAGTTCTCTGAAGTCGTTGGCCAGTTTTAATAAATAGAATAAAAAGGAGCAATTAAAATGGCTACAGGATTTAATATCAGTACCTTTAAGTCAAGAGGACTTACCCAAGGTGGTGCACGTCCTACTCTCTTCGAGGTATATCTAACTATTCCAACAGGAGTTGGTGCACAAGCTGGTTCTACTGACAAGTTTAGATTTACTTGCAGCGCAACTTCACTTCCGCCATCTACAATCGGTCAAGTAACAACATCTTACTTCGGTCGTCAAATTAAATTTGCTGGCGATCGTACTTTTGGCGATTGGTCAGTAACAGTAGAAAACGATGAAGATTTTCTTGTACGTTCAATGTTTGAAAAATGGTCAAACTCATTGAATCGTCTTGAAGCTAATATTCGTGATAGTGTTTACAACAGCGAAAATGATTATAAATCTCAGCTTTCTGTAATTCAGTATAGCAAAGAAGGTCAAGCAATTCGTCAATATGATATCATCGGTGCTTATCCGTCGGCTATCGATGCTATTGGATTAAACTGGACTTCTTCAAACCAGATTGAAACATTTGGCGTAACATTTACTTACGATTATTGGTTACCAGCCAATGAAATTAACAATGCTTATCTTGCTCAGGCAATAACTCCTATTGCAACTTAATATATAGTAGTGAAAGCCTCTTGAACATTATATTATTCAGGAAGGGGCTAGTTTAAAATAGCCTCTTCTTTTTTGAAGGAAAGTTAAATGGAATTATTCGGTTTCGAATTTAAACGTAAGGTACCACAAGACACCCAACCATCATTTGTACCATCCACTACAGATGATGGCGCAGTAGTTGTTGCTGCTGGCGGTTCGTATGGTACTTACGTTGATCTTGATGGTACAGTAAGAACAGAAGCAGAGTTAGTAACAAAATATCGTGAAATGGCATTACAGCCTGAATGTGATGCAGCCGTTGATGAAATTGTCAACGAAACAATGTCAATTGATGAAAAAGTAATCGTTTCAATTAATCTCGATAATCTTGACATTTCAGATCAAATGAAAAAAGCAATTAACGATGAATTCGAAAATTGCCTTAATATTTTAGATTTTCAAAAACATGCTTATGAAATTTGTCGTCGTTGGTACGTTGATGGACGTTTGTACTATCATGTTATTATCGATGATAAAGACGTAAAAGCTGGTATCAAAGAAATTAGATACATTGATCCTCGTAAAATTCGTAAAATTCGCGAAGTAACAAAACGTAAAGTAAGAGGCGGTGCTGACGCCGAAGCTGTTATTCAAAGAACCCAAAACGAATACTTTATTTTTAATGATAAAGGATTCAACTATGGCAATAAAACTGTAGGACCATCTACTACTGGTTTAAAAATTGCTAAAGATTCTATCATTCACATTACATCAGGTCTAACTGATACTAATGGTACGATGGTTCTTTCATATCTTCATAAAGCAATTAAAGCACTCAATCAACTACGTACATTAGAAGATGCTTTAGTTATCTATCGTCTTGCACGTGCACCTGAACGCCGTGTATGGTATATTGATGTCGGTAACCTTCCTAAAATGAAAGCCGAACAATATCTTCGTGATATCATGGTTAAGCATAAAAATCGTTTAATTTATGATGCATCATCTGGTGAAGTACGTGATGATCGAAAATTTATGACGATGCTCGAAGATTATTGGTTGCCTCGTCGTGAAGGTGGTCGTGGTACGGAAGTTACTACACTTCCAGGAGGTCAAACACTAGGTCAGATGGATGACGTATTATATTTCCAAAAGAAATTTCTTCAAACACTTAGCGTTCCTGTAAATCGTCTTAACTCAGATGCATTATTTTCATTAGGTCGTGCGACTGAAGTAACACGTGATGAATTAAAATTTGCTCGTTTTATATCAAGACTTCGTAATAAATTTGCTGTGTTATTTACTAATATGCTCGAAAAGCAACTAGTATTAAAACAAATTATGTCTATTGAAGATTTCCATAATATTCAACAAGACATTAAATATGACTTTTCTAAAGATAATTACTTTACAGAACTTAAAGATGCTGAAGTTATCGAAAATCGTATTAATCTTGCTCGTAATGTTCAGGATATGGTTGGT